CTAAAAATATTTGAAAAATGTCAGGAAAAAAAATCAATGCTGTCTGTCATTGGTTTATTGTTTAACTCTACGATAAAATAAACAATACGGCGAAGTCCCCTCAATGTGCGTTTCTGGCATATTTTTTACTTCACGCACGTCTGCGTCATTAAAGTTGAACCATCGACCGTCTTGAATTCGTACCGTCGCGGTATAGTGCCCGCCATTCATTGAACCCATGTGATTGCATACTCCAAATAAATCATAAACATACTTTTCGGGGTTGTAGCCAGAAATGTATTTTGAAAATGACACTTTTTTCAAAGGAATATAAACGGATGTTGTGTTTTTTTTGTATTTTCCGTACACGTTGGTTCGAGAAAAACGTTTCAAGTTGACAATCATAACCTCGGGTAAACTCCAAAACGACAAGTGCTTATTCACTTCTTGTTTTTGATTTGTTTGTTCATTCCACCATTTATTTTCACCGTCTAAACGTTCGTGTTCGCAATACGCATCAAAGCACTCGTGCAACGAAACATGTCGCGCACTGCCCCCAGCGTTGGGACTGGATTTGGGCTCGGGTATCACCATTTCCAATACTGAAAACGGTTCCGGACTTGCACTCAAGGTTTGACCCGTTACCGTGTCTGAAATGATTGATAATTGAATGCCATAAAAAATATCCAAAATTTCAGAATAGTCTTTTGCGTACCTGTCTCGGAGCATATTGTAACAGCGCGTGGCTACCGCGTCAATTCTGTTTTTTTCTACACCTTCAACGCGCATAACCACGCTTCTTGCGAACGCGTTGTGAAACGCATCTAATAAAAACAGTAAAAACTCTCCGCTGTCGCTTTGCCCCCACCCTTGAAACTGATAGTTATCCATATGTTGCGACACTTGGTGAACCGCGTTTACGAACCCCCTCGGGGACACCGTACAATTCTGACTCCACAACATCTTACGCAACTCATCCCATTCGTCAAGTAAGCGAGCATTAAACTTTCGGTTACCAAGCGTTTTTCGACGCTCTTGAAGGTGCTTATTGTCCAACAGCTTGTTCAATTCATAAGTGTGCGACAGTACACTTAAACACGCGCTCATGTAACACGTGTTCCCGCAATTGGAGAGTCCGGATATACCCTGTGCTCGTGGTTCTTTATTCATTTTCGTGTTCATTCATTTTTCTAATTAACGGACTTGTATTTATTTGTTTTTTTCAAATTGTTGTTTATTTATCGGCGTTGTTGCTGCTGTTGCTGCTGTTGCTGCTGGTGCTGTTGCTGCTGGTGCTGTTGCTGTAACTCGGGTGGATAAAAGTTACGCTGTTGCTGCTGTTGCTGCTGGAACTGCGCGTTTGCACTGTTGTTAGCAACGTCGTTGTTCCGTTTTTGTTGCAACTGTTCCATGGAAACGCTTCCAATTTTATCGGGCACATAGTCTTCAGCTGGAGTGTTTATTTTATCGTGAAAGTCAATTGTGGCATAGTTATACATTTGTCGAAGTCCGCCGTTGCCCTTTGCAGACAACTCGTCGCTGCTTTGGTCTAAAAAACTAAAGTTGTCCGAAGTAACGCCGTGCCCGCTCAAACAATCTTTATAAATGGAGAATGCAAATGGTTCGCCGTTGTTTTGGGTGGCGGCATTATTTGCAACAACAATTCGTGGCTGCAGGTACTGCTTAATTTGTTCTCCGAACAAAATCTTATGACCGTCTGCAAGAAGCAGCAGCGCAGGAACTCTGTCTACTTGGGGCGGAAGAATGACGCGCTCCCCGTTTTCAAGAACAATGTACCACGCGTTTCCCACTCGCACGCGTTTGTCAATGCACATAAAGTGAATGTCTTTGTGCACCGACCCTTTAGAAATGGTTTGAAGTATTTTTCTGGAGTTCTCGCACTGGTTGCTATAGTACAAAATACAACTCATGTTTAAACATAGATTACATGTTGTAAATAGTATTTAATATCAAATTTAAGTTAAAATAATTTAAACTAAAAACTATTGAATTTTTTATTATTTTATTATATTCATTTCATTTTTGTGAATAATCAAAAATATCGAAAATGGTACGCGTGGTTATTGCAACCATGGTGAAAGACGAAGACGATGTCATTGAAGAGTGGATTCGTTATTACTCTAGTCTGTTCGGATATAAAAACTTATTTATAATTGATAATAACTCTTCGGACAAAACGTACGAAATATGTGAAAAGTATGTGAAATACGGGCTTCATTTGGAAAGACATGATAACTATAAAATGAAAGGTGCGCTCATGACAATGATAAAAAATAACAACCCGAGTGATTTTTTCATTCCAGTTGATATTGACGAGTTTATCGTTTACAAAAACAAAACCGATAATACGGTGTCATGTGATGTAACCGCCTACTTGGAGTCATTGATACGGACTAATCCGCATGATTTGATTTTCAAAATGAACTATATTATGCCTTTCAAAACAAATGATGAATTACCTTTGCTAAAACAGTTTACCCATGGAGAAATATCAGACTACGGCGTTATGGCTAAAACGTTTATACAAAACAATACGTATAGCCGTAGTCAAATTCAATTCGACCATGGTAACCACTTTTGTACACACAACTATGTCTTATCCGACTTGTATTTGATACACTACCATAAACGAAGTGATGTGCAACACAAGAAAAAAATAGTGAACAATGTGTTAGGTCTTGGTTATCAAATGAACATAGACTACTTGAAGTCGCTGCATAATAGTTGTCCCGGTATTCATCATGTAAAAAATGCAATCCAAATGTTGGAACATCTTGAACTAGATAATTCACCCAAACTAGTTACGGTTGAGACTGTAAAAGACAAAATTCAATTGCACCATTTTATCGATTTCATTTACAATAACAACAACGACAAATAAATATTATATTAAAGTAAAATTGATTTAAAAGTCACCCGAACACCTTAATTTAACTTAACTTAACTTGTAATGGAAAATATACTTGCAGCCGGAATTGAAGCCGTGAAATCAGTCATTCCAGACCCCGTACAGGGCGTCATTTCCATGGTTGGAGGCGCGCTTAAAAATGTAAAAGGCAAAAAAGGAGAAAAAGGCGCATCCGCATCATCATCATCATCATCATCATCATCGGATGATGAAAAAGTCGAAGCCAAAGACAAGCCAACACCAGATAAAAAACAAAAACAACCTCGAAAAGAAAGACAGAAAAAGCAGAACCCTGAAGCAGATTCAGGGGCGGAACCCGATATTGTTGCGATTGCAAAGTCAAAGTCGAAACATGCCAGTGTAGCTACAGCAGCTGCTGCAGAATCCGCCAGCAGCAAATTGTCTGCGCAAATCAATTCGCACAAATTGCCAGTGATTTCCAACCTTCGCGTTTCGGGAAAAGACGAATTGCAGTTTACGCTGGAAAATACGGATGTAAGTATTGCCAATGGACTGCGCCGTATTCTTTTGTCGGAAATACCATGTCTTGTATTTAGAACCGAGGTTCTTCCAGACACCACTGAGAATACCGTGTTCCATGTAAACACAACGCGTCATCATAATGAAATTTTAAAACAACGGTTGCGCTGCGTTCCCATTTGTATTCCATCTAAAAACAAGGTGACTGACTTTGATTATAAAGCGTATCGTTGCGAAGTTCAAAAAAAAAATACGTCAGATGTAACTACGTATGTCACGACTGAAGACTTCAAAATCATTGAAAAGGCTACTGGAAAGGAAGATACGGAGTTGACAAAACAGATGTTTGTACCCGACCCGTTGTCTGGACACTATATCGAGTTTGCTCGACTTTTACCGCGCGTAGTTGATTACACCGACGGTGAAGAACTCCACTTTTCGGCGGAGTTTCAAATTTCAACTGCAGAACAAGATAGCGCATACAATGTTTGCAGCACATGCACATATGCTTGTACGCCTGACAAAAAGAAACAAGATGAAGCATGGGATGCTATTAAAGCAAAAGAAGAACCGGACAAAACTGAATCCGATGAAAAAAACTGGCGTCTATCGGCTGCACAACGCATCGTTAAACCGAATTCGTTTGACTTTACCATAGAAACGGTTTCGGCTGGTGTCTACACAAACGGAGAACTCGTGCGAAAAGCGTGCGACTGCATGAAAATTAAGTGCGAGAAATTTATTGAAACAATGCTAGACGATACAGCATCAACTATAATTGAAGCCAAATACAATGTTACGATGCCGTTGGCGTACAACATTATTTTGAAACGAGAAGGATACACGCTCGGGAAAGCCCTGGAACATTTGATTTACTCCAAACACTACTATGGAGACAGGACGCTCACCTTTTGTGCATTCAAAAAAACGCATCCGCATGATACGGACAGCTACATTCAGGTCGCATTACAAGACGATACTGAAAATAACGTCGCCCATGTTTCAGCAGTCGCAGTCTCTGCTGCAAGAGACGTTGTTTTGATGTTCGAACATATTAAAAAACAGTTCATAAGTCAGCCTTAAACATCATAAAAATCAAATACAACTTTTATAAAATTGATTTTTATTTTCAACTAACATCAAGAAACAGAAACAAAAATGTATACCACATATCATATTGAGTCATGGCACTGGTACCAACGAGTTACGTGTTCAAGTGACCACACAATCGAAAACTACATCAACGCGTGCAAAAAAATCGCCGACCGAAGTGAACCACACGTTATGGTTCTTCGGGAAAATGTTACAAAAATTGGTGATTACTACTTTTACGGTAACGGCTTCCCAGCTCAGCATAATGCAGAAACTGACGGATATGTCGATGTTCGAACCGGAAAATACTATAAAAACAGTCACTCTTTTTGCAAAGACTTAAACGTGAGTAAAATCTGAAAAGTACATGCTTTCAGTCATCCACCGGTTGTAGTTAAACCGTCTTTGACGGTTGGCAACTCCCCTAACCTTTTTTAATATTGAAATGTATGCACTGTGAGCTCCGGTATCTTCAAAGTCTAAAAACCGGCGCGCATATTCTTCTCTAAGTTCGATACTCTTGTCAAGTGCTTCATCCGAAAATGAAACGAGAGCGTCAGCGTTCACTTCTTTGTACTTTCGATAAAGTTCATTTGCTTGTGCCAAATGGAATTCACAAAAAAGGTGGCGCGTTTTAGAAACAATCACCCATTCACATTCACATCCCGGGACAGTACATCTAACATTTGGCGACCCTCGTCTTGGCATTGTATTGTGTTATGTTTTCAATTCTTTATAGCACAGCACTACGTTTTGTTAATTATGTATCAATTTTTTTATACATTTGCTTGTGCTGGCTGCGCTGCGACTGCTTTCTTAGGGTTATAGTTCTTTTTCTTTATTAATCCCCCCTTGATTAAAGCTAAAAATCCGAATAACCGTTTTATATGGTCTTTGAATATAAACGCGTATGCTATAAATATTGCTCCAATAATGATGTAGCTAAATGGTTGTGGGAAACTGTAGTTTGCTGAAATAGCCATACCCACTGAAAAAAGAAAAACCAGCATAGGACTTATTTCTGCAAATAGTTTTAACATATTAGCTATATTGTTTTTCGTTGATAACGGGTACAATAACAACTTGGCCAAAAACATTGCAGGTAAAATAAAGTAACTTGCTCCCGCCGCTGGCATTATAGTGAATGACCCAAATACCAATGTGTAAATAAGACCTTCAAAAATTTTTCCGCCGAACGTTTCTGTGGTATACTTATCTGAACCAGCTTTATCCTTCTTTGCAGTTTGATTCCATATACTTCCAACCAACATCATAAGTGTTGACCCAATTCCAAGGCCAAAAAATGGGATAAATACAAATAAAAACAATAAAATATAAAGTAACACCATGACATTGCTGGTATATGCATAATCAGACATTGGGTCGGGTTCGTTTTCTTTACCATCACATGCGCTTGGAGTTTCATTAATCATGGTCACGTGCAACCATCTAAATATTTTTTTTATAATGGTTCGACTGTTACCGTAACCAAAATATATACTGTTTGTGAACCACTCTGTAATTGAATCCATGAATGTTTCTTTGTATCGTTTTTCATTTCTGATAAAAGAACCATCGGGTTCCGTATCAAATTTACCGTATTTGGTATTAGCTTCAAAATCCCTAGCCGACCACTTGTATGGAACAGCGGACGTTTTATCGTCTTTTGCGTATTTTAAAATCTTTGAAAGTTTACTTTCGTCCTTGTTTGCTGTTGCATCATCTTCATCATTAGTGCCATCAGATTCTTTTTTTTGTTCAGCTGCTTCTTCTTGTTCAACTTTATTTTTTTGAGGAATTCCTCTGCTCCAGTCAAAACCGTAAGGCGCGTACTCAATATCATCTGGAAAAAGCTGGTCCAGTTCACCTATAATCGTGTTTGTGAAACTCTTGGTATCATCACCTTTACTGTCAGGGTCTTTACTGTTAGGGTCTTTACTGTTAGGGTCTTTACTGTCAGGACGCGTAAAAGAAAGCATACTCACGCAAATCCATCCCCAAATCAGTACCAAAATCAAAATTGCAAACAATGACACAAAAAATTCAATTGCTCCACTCCAAATGGTTGTTATAAATTTTTCGGCTTCATCCTGCGCTCTTTTCGCATCTTCCTCCGTTGCATCTTTCGCCACCCCGGCTAAACCGGAACCAATATTAAAAATCGGCTTAAGATAGTCCGTCATTTATTTATTTATTTGAATGTATCTATACCTAACCTATTAATCTAACCAAAGTAAAAATATTTCAACATTGAAACTTATGTTGTTGTATTTTGTATTTTTTTTTTTCATTTTGAATGGGTTTGGATGGTTTTGTGTGGTGGGTCATGTCATTTCATTTCATGTCACGTACATATGCGATAGTATTCACTCATAATCGAGGTCTTGCTTGGTCGAGTTATTTTGCAAATTTCACCCGGCCGTATTCCGATTGCCTGTGCAACCGGGTCATACCTTGAAATATTGGGCAACTGGTCAACATCTGTCACATTAAAACGTTTGAGAACATCTGCGGTTTGCGATTTAGAAACTACGTCATGGCGCGGAACGTACTGATGATTCAAAATATTGAACTGCAACTGGTCGAGTGTGAAAATGATAATGAAGTAGTTTGACTGCGACCACAGCTGGTTCAAAAGTTGCACGATGGTGTCATTTACCTGATGTTTAGTTACAATAATTAGCGTATCATTTGAATTTGGACTTGATGAAAGCACTTCATCTATGACGAACAAGTCATCTACCACATTATGCACAAGCGAAGCATTAACTCGCTGCGACGTAAAATATTTTACATAAACCTTACGTGGTTCGTTTTTATCAGTGGATGTGAGCAACATGTCCAACTGGTCGTTTTGTTTCATGGTGTGTACTTCGTGGGTGCCGATTCCCTCATAATCGGACGTGTTGAAGCCTTGACGTTTCAAAAGCTCCAACAAGTTTTGCCTTGACTTGTAAATTGCAATATTTGCACTTGTAGAATGGTCTTTATCTGGTTCACTGTTCATATTTTATTCAGTGTACAGTGTATTTATTCAGTAATTCTGCTTTATGTTGTGTTATGTATCCCGTATTCTATATTCTATACTATATATTTAATCATTTTATCAATTTTATAGTATAATATATTTAAATTATATTTAAATTCGCTCCCCACCGGGTTCGAACCGATGACCTTGTGGTTAACAGCCACACGCTCTACCTACTGAGCTAGGGAAGCAAAAAACACTTGATATTTAATGAGGAGACACCTACCTACCTCATCAATTATCCCTTTTATATTTTTTTTGGAATTTAAACGCATTTGTTTTTTTTTTGTTTTCGCTTTTCCTTTACCCTTCAAGTGTCCCATTCATCATTTACTGAACCATCTTTATTTATTTTTATATTCGTTAAAAATATAATATTTGTTACTAAAATTTAATAAACAAAGAATACAATTACAGTACAATACAATATAATACATTTTTATTTTTTTTTTAAATTTTATACCTTTATTATAAGATTAATATATGTCATCTGCTGAGAAAACAGGTGACAAAGCCGTAACAAATATGGATATTTCATCCATGCAATGGGAAGTAATTGACAAGTATTTTGCACATGATGAGCAAACCCTCGTAAAGCACCATATTTCATCCTACAACTGGTTCATGAAGGAGGGTATCCCCAAAATTTTAAGGGATGAAAACCCGATTTCCCTTGAGTTCAAGGACTCTGAAAGTGAACGTAGAAATGTTCAAGATGCGCCTATTTTATATAAGTGCAAACTTTATTTAGGCGGCAAAAACGGAACTTCCGTTTATTTCGGAAAACCAATTATTTACGACTATAACGATGAAGCGCCGCTGGAGGATGACGCCGAATTCAAACACTACATGTACCCCAATGAAGCACGACTTCGAAACATGACTTATGCCACCACTGTGCATGTCGATGTTGAAATAGAAATGACGTTCCCGAACCCGGAATTTGGTTCCGGAAAAGAAAACCAGCCCGAATTCATTACGCGAAAAGGCACTCGACCGCGCGTTTATTTGGGTAAAATTCCAATTATGGTACAGTCGGATTTTTGTATTTTAAAGGGACTTGAACCGCGCGCACGATACTACCTGGGCGAGTGCCGCAACGACCCTGGCGGCTACTTCATTATCGACGGCAAAGAAAAACTCATCATTTGCCAAGAAAAGTTCGCAGACAACCTTATCAACGTGCGCGTTTTAGGCGTGGAAGGTGAAACCAGCGGCCGTGTTTTTACGCACTCTGCCGATATTCGCACCGTTTCAGAAGACCCATCGAAACCCGTGCGCACCCTATCGGTTCGTGTTCAAGCCCCCACACCCACTCACAGCAACGGCAACATCGTGGTATTTCTTCCGAATGTGCGAAGTCCGGTACCGCTCTTTATTGTCATGCGCGCCTTGGGAATTGAAAGTGACAAATCCATTCTCGAACACTGTTTATACGACTTGGAAGCCAACGAATCCCTTTTGGATTTATTTGTTCCATCCGTGCACGACGCCGGTCGGGTTTTTACTCAGCAACAAGCGCTGTCCTTCATTGGAATGCTCACCAAATACGGTACCGACAAAAATGCGCCCGAAAAAACAATTGTTTGCGCGCATGAAATTTTGACCGACTACTTTTTACCGCAAGTAGGTGACATGAACTATAAACATAAGGCGTACGTGCTGGGTTATATTGTGAACAAACTGATTCGCGTCGTTGCAAAAATCGACTTGCCTACCGACAGAGACAGTTTTCTTCACAAACGCGTAGAAACGTCCGGCATGCTGCTGTACGACTTGTTTCGTGAGTACTACAAAAAACAGGTAAAGTCCATTCGGCAATCCATCGATAAAATGTATTACTACGAAGAAACAAACAAGTACCAGTACGAAGGATTTTTGAACATGATGAGCGAAGCCGCGTATAAAACACACTTCAGGGAGCTGGAACTTGAACGCGGAATTCTTAAAGCGTTCAAGGGCCGATGGGGGGACACTACCCAAACCAAGCGCGTCGGGCTGGTTCAAGACGTGAACCGGCTCTCCTACAACTCGTTCATTTCGCATTTGCGAAAAATTAATTTGGAAATTGGAAGCGAAACCCTGGTGAAACCGCGCATGCTTCATTCATCGCAATGGGGGATGATAGACCCGGTTGACGTACCGGATGGTGAAAACACGGGTTTGCATAAACACTTGTCACTTACTGCCCATGTTACGAGAGGCTGTTCGGCGCAGCCTATTCTCAAGTGGCTCCATGATTTTAACCTGGTTCAGTTTGTGGACGAGTGTTCGCCCATTCAACTGTTTCAGTTGACGAAAGTGCTTGTCAACGGCACATTATGGGCGCTAACCAAAATACCCGATGAACTTTTGCGAACGTTTCGGTTTTGCCGGCGACTGGCGCTCATTCCCGTATTTGTTAGCATCAGCTGGCGGTACTCTGTCAACGAAGTTCACATTTTTACCGATGCGGGTCGTCTGTGTCGTCCCTTGTTTTATAACGATGCGGGAGTGAAAGGAATCGATGTTGTTGATGAACCACACTTACCCGTTCCAAGTTACGCCCGAATTATGCAGGTTCCGATTTCTAAATGGAAAGAGTTGACGTGGGCTCACCTGGTTTCAGGAACGGCCGAAAAAACGATTCCCGAGTTCAACTACGAACACTACGACTTCTATCAAATGGATGAACTCTATGGAAACGGAACTGACGCTGAAAAAGAAACGGGGAAAAACGCCGATGAGAGTAGCGGGACCCAAAGTAAAGGGCTGTTTACCCGACTTCGGCGTAACCAAGCAATTGTGGAATACCTGGACCAGTCTGAAACGGAATCGTCGTTGATTCGTATTGAACTTCAGGACGTCATACATGGCAATGGTAAAAACAAACCGGGGCCAAACGCGGTAGATGAAGCTTCTGCATCCGCGACCGCATTTGACAAAGTTACCCACTTTGAAATCCACCCATCGCTTATTCTCGGCGTGATGGGAAATCAAATTGCGTTTGTGGAAAATAACCAGTTTCCAAGAGACGCGTTTGGGTGCGGCCAAGCCAAACAAACCGCTTCTGTGTATCACACCAACTTTTTTTCTCGCATCGATAAAATGAGTATGGTAATCAACAACGGCCAAATTCCGCTTGTAAAAAGTCGTCTGTTAGAGTACATCAACAACGAGGAACATCCCAACGGTGAAAATGCGATTGTTGCAATCGCGTGCTACAACGGGTACAACGTGGAAGACTCTATTTTGTTCAATGAAGCGTCTGTAAAACGTGGGCTGTTCAACATCACGTACTATAACATGTACGAAGACTGTGAAGAAAACGACCCAGAACCCGGGTCAAGTGCGAAAAGCTTTTTTTCTAGTTCGTTAAACTCCGCCGTCCGCGGAATTAACAGCGAGCACGATTACCGGCACTTGGACCCCGCCGGAATTGTCAAGGAAAACACGCCGCTCACCGAAAAAGTGGTGGTCATTGGAAAGCTGAAACGAGGAGCCGGTGCTGGTGCTGGCGCTGCAGATGACACCGATTACTACAGTGTTCCCGTGGTTGCGAAAAAGGGGCAGCTGGGCTACGTTGATAAAACGTACGTTACCGAGGGCATGAAGGGTACGCGAATTGCAAAAGTCCGCGTTCGCGAACATCGGTATCCCGCTATCGGTGACAAATTTTGTTCCCGGTGCGGACAAAAAGGCACCGTCGGTATTATTATCCCCGAACGTGACATGCCGTTTACCGCCGACGGCATTCGACCCGACCTTATTGTAAACCCGCACGCGTTTCCGTCGCGTTTAACGGTGGGTCAGCTCATTGAAACGTTGGTTGGAAAAGCCTGCGTTCTAACCGGCACATTCGGAGATTGCACCGCATTCCTGAAAACCGACCCTGAAACACGAGGACAAGTGTTCGGAAACATACTTTCGAAACACGGGTACCACTCCAGCGGTAACCAGGTGCTGTACAACGGCATGACGGGCGAACAAATCGAGTCCGACATTTTCATTGGACCCACGTACTACATGCGACTGAAACAAATGGTGAAAGACAAAATCAATTACCGCCGAACGGGACCAAACACGGCGCTCACACGCCAGCCGGTTCAAGGTCGTGCCAATGACGGTGGTCTTCGCGTGGGTGAAATGGAACGCGACTCGATTATTTCTCACGGAACGGCCCGCTTTTTACAAGAGTCAATGATGAAACGCGGCGACCAGTACTACCTGGCAATTTGTAACACCACTGGCATGATTGCCGTGTACAACGAATCACAGGACCTCTTTATGAGTCCCATCGCGGATGGACCTATAAAGTATGCTGGCAATATGACCGAACTGAAGTCGGCGCAAGTGGTAAACGTCACGCGACACGGTCGCTCATTCAGCGTGGTCCATATTCCGTATTCTCTCAAATTATTGATACAAGAGTTACAAGTCTTGAACGTTCAAATGCGCATAATTACAGACGCAAATATCGACAGCATTCAAAGCATGGCCGAATCCCATATTATTGAAAAACTGCTCAATCGGCCGGGCGCAGACTTGTCGACCGTTGCATTGGAAACCGCGCGAAACTTGGGACTGGGAGATGACAAGGTGTCACCCGGAATGGTGGCTCACTTGAAGTATGACCTGAACGATGCCGGTGACGCCGGTGACGCCAGTGACGCCGGTGAAAACCAGGATTATGAACATGCAGGTGACCTCGACGAACACGATGATGATGATGATGATGATGCATATGCCGCCATTGCAACCAGCCCGAACGTGCCTCGTACTGCCAACGCCAACGCAAATGCCAATTCCGGTAGAAGGAAGAAAGGAAAAGGGGAAGGAAAGGGCAAAGGAACGAAAGGAACGGGCGACGACTTTCCTGAAACGGTTGGACTTGCCGGTGCGGAAGGACTGCGCGTGGTTGAAGAGCACGGTTGGGTGTTACTTCCAGAACTGGGTGATAAGTACGGCGAAACGTTTGCATCGATTGTAACCAATGAGTCGGGCAAACCAACGGAGTACTGGCATACAACCGACCACCGTGGCAAGTACCCAGATAGGTATCCAAACGGATGGACTCCTAGCGGACCCAAAAACAAGTGGGGTTCAACGCGACCCATTGAAACGGCAGACAAAGTAGCCGCGCTGAAACTATTTCCTGAACCCAGCAAAGACAACTTGAAACTGGCGCATGAATACTTGCTTCAATTCAAGAGCGATAAATATCCTCGCATACCGTTCTTATTCAAGTCTCCAAGTTCAGCTTCAGTTTCTGATAAAGCAGGTCAAATGGACGAGACAAGTTCTTCCATGGTTCCGGGGTCCAGCGACGAGCTATTTGAAGGCAATTCTGTGGCTGTGCTACACTCTCAATTAATCAACGTTGGAAAACAAATTTCGGCGATTGAATTAAAGGTTCAAGTGATTGACCAACGCAGCATGAAAGAAGATGGCGTTAAAGATTATTCGAAAGAAGACATACAAGAACTTGAACGCCTGGTTCGCCAGTTGGTCAAACTTCAAGCCGATAAAGAACACCTCACCAAACAACTTGCCGATGAACAACTGGTTAAGTCGATTACAAACAACATTGTGTCTAGTCCGAGTCAAATTTCCGACCCGTCATCCGCAGCAGCATCACCGTCCTGGATTGGGTCTCCACAAATGTATTCTCCACCATATACATCCATGTTTTCGCCACAATCGCCGTACCAACAAATGCCAACACAGATGCCAGTGCAAATGGTGCCAATGCCAGTGCAAATGGTGCCAATGCCAGTGCAAGGACAAGCGCAAGGAACGCCAGTCCAAGAGACCGCGTCTCCTGTCACACCGTCATCAAATGCAAGTGACTCAACTACAAAAAAAATAGTTTTGAACTAAACATAAAACTCATTACAAATTACAATAATAAATTGATTTGTTATTGCAATTCATATACTACATGATACCAGTGAATCGAATCGAATATTACGTACGTGAAAATGTTTTCAAAACTGAGATGCGGCTTTCATCCCCACGGAACAGTGAGCTCGAAATATGAATGTGATGGGGTACGATATGAAGCTGCCAGACTTTCCGCTTCTATCGCACGTCAGCTCAAAATCAATGACGACTACCGACTTCAGACTGAAGAAACAAACAAAATACTTGGTTTGCACACAATGAACAAGACCAAACTCACCGCCTTTGCAGAAATTATTCTTACAGAAACGCTATACTACAATCAACTCAGCGAAATTGGCTGTTTCCTGGCATCGGCGTACAACGACGATGATTCTCAAACCAAGGAAAATAATGAACCGATTGGACAGCTTTCAGCCAATATGTTAATTGCAAGTGGTCGCGTTCGCCAAAAGCTTATTCAACTCACGGAACTCTTGGGTGCTTCTTACGACCTCCTCGCACCAGCCAGTTATGCTTCTGTCCCCGAGACAACCCGAAGTATCTACGGTCTTTTACTCAATGAAATTCATATCAAGCTTGGCGGAAATACGTATGATACGGACAACGATGAACCATTGGTTACACTTCGTCGTGAGGTTCTTTCAACGTTGTGTGAAATTTCTGAATCCGCATGGGGAATTATCAACTTGTGCGGAATGATGAACGCGTTTCGATACTCTCCGAATGTCGGAACGTCGCCACTATTTGATACCGTGAAACTGCTTCCATCTGACAGCGTGTTTGGAAACAATGGCTGGAGACCGGTTCTTAAAGCGGCTGTACTGCATGTGCATTTGCCAACGGCAGAAACGGCAAAAACGGCAACCCCATACGCTCCGGAAAACATAGAACAAAAAGAAGAAGAAGAAGAAGAAGAAGAAGAAGAAGAAGAAGTACCTTCATATGACTAACAATCTATCAGGTGAGTCAGGTGGTGACTCAGGTAATTAATATCAGGTATGTTTTTTTTTTAATTTTTTAGGGTCTTCATGAATTAGCTGGTTCCGACTCAGAACTAGAGGCGGACGGTGATGGCGATTTAAAGAAATTTCCAATTGATTTGCTGATATTTCCGAAGGCTTCAGTATAACTTGAAACATCTCCATAAATCACAACTACAATCATAACAATTACTGCAACAATGCTCCAAATAATGTATTTATATGTTTCACTTATGACTTGTAAGTGAGTGTCTTCTTCCACGCCGTCAATAATTTCTTGGGTCTTGATTATTTTTTTAATACCGGTATTCACTTTATCATATACATCAATCCGTTCATTTACTTGCATTTCAGGGTCGTCTTGTATGGCATTGTATTGGGTCATCACTTTAATCGCCTGTGATATTTTATTTCCGATAGCAGTTTTCCAGTTCTCTAAAATCCCGTTTTCAATGTCGGCAAGTCGTTTCGTAGGGTCTTCCACCAGTTCGTCCACACCACAAAGTGTCCTTGAAGTAACTTTGGGATGCGTTTTATCTATCGGATAATGGTCAAATAGCGTGTTGTCAATTGCAACGACTTGCATGTTTTGCGGCTTCATGCACGACTTTGAAACGCCCCGCGGACGTTGAAGTCGTTTATACAGTTCTTTACCCGTTACGTCTTTCACCCGATTTGCATTTGGAAACATCTCTCTATTTTTCAAATAGCATTTATCGGGTTCGTTCATATCCACTACAAACCCACCACATTGAGGATTCGCGTTGCATTGGTCCACGCAATACGCAAGTTCCATAGCCTCATTGTTGACCGTTTTAAGGTCGTTCCCGGGATTGTCGTAGTTGGTTTCAATTCCACCAAGGTCTTTTTCTGAGATTTTTGTGTACTCTGTACCCAGTTCCAAATTATTAGGCTGAAATATGCGCCGATTACCATCAATCGAAATATTGGCAACTTTACCCCGATTCAAAATGCTGACGCCATTTAAGTCATACATTGCAGCGGAAACAACTTCGCCAGCGTCGTTAAGACCTTCCATTACAGAAAGCTGTTCGGTCACGCCGGTTCCATCCGTTTTTCTAACAGTGACTGACTTTGGACCAGACCGTAATTTAACTGTGAACATTTTAAATTTTCCATCTTTAGAGTCCAGCGCAAAAAAACAGTTTCCGCTACTGGAGCAAATGTACTCACCCGCTCCAAGCGTGAAGTTGGGATACATGTACTGTACATACTTTTTTTTTAATCCCATGCGTATTGGTAACTCGTCATTTAAAATCATCGCATTAATTTGTTTAATTAAATTCAAAGGTTGCCCTTGATTCACCGACTCGTTGGTTTTTCTTGTGTCATCTCTACTAAAAAAAGACTTTATAACTCCACCCGCACCATTCGTAAAAAGAATTCTTCCATCGTTTGTCACTTCAAATCGAAAGTCGTTGCATTCATCATAAAATTGTGAACAATCAAATGTTGCCGTGCCAGTCGATAAAAAATTAGGGGTGTTTATAGATAAATTTTGACCGCTAGCTAATCCGGTTCCACATGTGTAATTCGCTGACAATGTTTTACTGCAACCTGATGCCGGGTCCCATGACCCAGGGCTATAATTAAAAACTCGGGTTTTGAGTCCACCTTGTAAATAAGAACTAGCATCGGTGCTTGCATCTTTCCAAGGGTAATATATCTTATCCATAGCACCATAGGTGTCGGTTAATGTGTCATACGGGTTTGAATTCGTAAACCAATTCAATTTAGGCTTAGGCGCCCAATTAGACAAAGAAACAGCAGTGGATGCCGGCTTAGAACCACCAGTACCCATACTTTTTTATACTTTACTTTAATTAATTTAATATTTTGACTTTTCCTTTTCTTATTTGAATATATATATATATACTTAATAATACTTTTTATTTTTTATTGTTACCTTTCAATCATCGACATGCTAATTTCCATTGACTCCAAAAATCCTTATACCAGTATTCACAACCTGTAGCACACCTTGAAGCAGGCCGTTCACATCCATTCTGACAAGCACTACCTGTACGTTGGTTCGGACAGCTCCCTCCTCGTCGTATCCATTCATCAAATCTTCCATCGCCTCGGCCGCAGTCTCCAAAAAAACGATTACAATATCCACCAGGTAGAGGGGTTTCCGGACGACGTACGTCGTATATATCAGTTGCCTTTTTAAGTATGATTTGGTCATTTCGCGCTATTGCGCTGTAAATATCCCTTGAGTTGTATGTTGCAACAAGCCCATTTTCTTTATACGTCTTCGGTATTGTTTTGCAATTTTCACCCCAAGTTCCTGATATTGCAGTAATTGCACCTCCATTTGAAAAATGGCAACCTACAACTGGTTCAGGACGACCTATGGAAAACACAATATTTGACTTCTTATCAGTTGGAGTTGCGGTGTTCAAAATATTCAGGGTACCGTCATTTCCAAAGTGTAAAATTTTTTGTCCACCCATGTTGTAACTGGTATTTTCTTCAAATTGCGTGTCTATAACTGGATTCAAGTCAATTCCTAGTCCTGCACTCATGGCGCTCTCAATGGGTCCCGGATGAATGTAGCATTTATTTCCAGTATATGCAAATATCGGCATGCCTTTATCTTCTGCACGTTTCATACACGCTTCATAGTCACCGCCCCTTACATCTCTTTGTAGTTCGTACCCGGTGGTTGATACCGGATTGATGTTGAACGTGCCTTTATAAGTTGAACCCGTTGCTTTGCTCGGATACACCACTTCCACGTTTATACCTTCATTTCCGCATGCGGGCAGTAAATTGCCTTGCGCCATTTTTTTAGTGCTGCCAACGAAAACGGATGGTTCGTTTACAGCGTTTCCCGATTGGTCGAATGGAGCGCCAACATAGTTTTTGTTACCACTTGAATCGTATGTAAACCCACTTGGAAGCGCTTCTGGCGTTACCCGAATGGGGCAACCAAATTTACCGGAGGTTTGAGACATTAAAGCGTCACTTTCCCACGGTTTAAAAAGTCCTTTGTCGGTTATATATCCGTTCACAGTAACCGCATTTCCTCCGGCACCAACTACTTTTTTTGAGACGCTCATATTTTGGCCCGCAAATTTGTGTTTATCGCGTCCGCTAGTTGCAGCTAAAAACTTTGCCGCATTCGCGGTTTGTAAATTTCGAGCTTTTCTAACCGCGTTTATTGCACCTTGCAATCCGCTGTCATCCTCAGCGTACTCACGTTCAAGTCCAGAAAGTTGCCGAGCGCGACGAATACTTTCAGCAACGGGGTCTTCTACTTTTACTTCGCTCGGCCCTTTACGACATGACTGTGCAAATACGGGCATTTAGATTGAAATAATCAAACAAATAAATAATAATATCGTTATCGTTATATTATATTTTTATTTATTTATAAAATCACTAAAATGAAATGACATTCACTTTTTCTTTCAGAGTGTCATAATAAAGTGTAACTGTCATACCATACCGTGACATTGTTACATTAACACTACTGGAAGACGCCCTCGTTGTGATGTCATTTACGTACTTTACAATTTCGTCGCGGTTCTTGGTAAACAGTGACTGCATCACTTCCGTATAGTGCTTTCGGGTCGTGTCTGGCAAAATAATGTACTTTCCGAACTCGCGCTCGTCTAACAGTTTACACATTGCAAACTCAATATTTTTGTACTCAATAATGCGATGATACGACTCGCAGTCGGAGTGTTCTAACGTAAGTCCGGGCTCGTGCAACATGGGAGTTGCATCCATAATCGAAATCATCGTCAGCAGAATCGATTTCAGGGTCACGCATCCGGTCCACTGGTCCCCTCGCCAATTTCCTAAAATAGACAAGCACACATACCCATTTTTATAGAAGTTGGGATGCATTCGCGTCGTTCCGTCATTCGACAGAAACTTTACTTTGGGCGGTTTGTGCGGATAATCCGGTGGAAACGTTACTTTAAAAAAGTAGTACCCCCCATAATAAAGCGTCCCGGGCTGACCGTATAACATGGCGTATCCGGTTAAAATGTCTTCATCGTCGTGCACATAATGAATTCCGTCTCCGTGCAACGGAAATCGCATCATTTCACGAACATCGCTTAAAATTCGCATTGCCGCATCTTTTGTAACATGAACCACTTCTTCTACTGTTGTGTCCACTGCCGCAGCCATATATATGTATGTAAACCTAAATATGTCATAGTCTCATACTACTGACATGCTTTTAACTGGATTTTTTTGGAATGTATTATTTATTTATTGCGTTTAAGGGTCTTTGTTGCGTTTGTCTTTGTTCTTGTCTTTGTCTTTGTTATTGATACCGGACCCGTTTTTGTTTTCAACTTAGAAACTGCTTCGCCGTCTATATCATCTACATTATCTACACTATATGTCAAACTTGAAGGATATAAATTTGTAGTAATTGTACTTACGCTTGTGCGCATTTTCCTGTTTTTTCGGCTTATTAGTTTGTGTTTAAAGTTCGACTTACGCATTCTTATTTTTTTGACACGCGTTTTAAGGTGCTCAAACGGAACATATCGTAAAAACAATTTTTGATACTCGGGGTTATGCTTGTCATTTTTTAGTTCCTGGAACTTGGCAGCTTTATCTCTTCGAAGCATCTCCAACGTTTCTTGTTTGCCGTAACATGTTCTACCAAACCGTTTTAAAATACCAGTTTGAATTAGTCGGTTCTTGTTTTGAATGTAAAATAAAATACCGGCCAAACACAGTAGCCTATCGCGGTTATAATAGTAGCGCTTTGCATACGAAAATGCAATGTAAAACATCAACATGGTATCAATACTCGCAATTTTAATGATATGGTCATTCAACTTGATTGTGTTGTAACTGTGGCACGCAGTAGGTTTGTATATCAACGCCACAACTGCGCCATCAACCGCAACTTTGAAATGGTCGTGCACAATTTCACCAATTGCTGGCATTTTTTCAATTGTAACAACATCGATACCATTTGATTTTAACGTCATACGAATCAAGGTTGCCAGTTCTTGCGGGTTGTTTGATAACACATCATATTCTTGGCTAATTGACAGTTTATGGCGTTCATTTTTTGGTAAGTACCGACTGTATAACACGTCGGCAAATCCTCCAATAAATACAACATCACTGTTCAAAAGCACATTACGAGTAATTTCATAGGCTTTTTTATTCACGTGATGATTTGAACCTTCTGAAAAGGAAGAAGAAGAAGAAGAAGACAAAGATTTAGAGCTTTTGGTGTCTGTATTTGGTCGCACTGAAATTCTTGAACAGTTTACCAGTTTCATCGGATACACCTTATTCAAAAGCGTGAGCCGTTTCAATACTTTTTCCCATCTTGAAACATCACCTTCAGGCCGAGACAGTTCAAGATACATGGCCATTCTCAAAAAATTAGTGGGTGCGTACCGAATGCCGTGTTTGATATACGACTTTGCAGAAAGCACGCTAAAAAGCGAGTCATCCATTTGAGTAATGTCTGCAACCGGCATAAAGTTCACAAACACTTTGAAGGTGCCCGGATGCGACCCCGATTTGGCTTCCACTTCATTGTACCCCATTTTAAGAAAAATGTCGGCCAGCTCTTTCGCATCTTCCAGCGCAGAAGGCGAGTAAAAATCGTAGTCCGGAACTTCAATGTCGTTGTTGTAGAACCGGTATTTTTCAGGCAGAATCGAATTAATCGCGGTTCCACCATAACACACCAATTTTTTATCACGTAAAAACTGTTCAAGACGGCCAATGATTCTTTTAACTTCCGGCGACTGCGCCACCTTTTTACCCATCCGCGATTCTATTTTGTCAACCGCATTTCTTAATATTTCAATTTCCTTTTCTTCTATTTTTTTAATTGAAATTGAAGTATTCGAACCCTTTAACATTTTGGTTGATTTTGGTTTGATAATATTAATATTATCAATATTATTAATATTATTATTACTTTATTTACTAAAAAAACATTTACATGATTATACTATCCTAATTATATATTAACCAATTCTAACCGTGGTTCCCGCCGAAGTTTGAGCCGTCTTGGCAGATGCCAACGTTTCGGTTGGATTGACTGCCGTGGGCTCCTTCAACACGATTGGCACGTATCGAAGCTCGGGAGGTTTCAGTACAAACGCGCTCCCAGCGTCATTAAAATCTTTGATATACGCTTTAACGTTTGCATCTTGGCTTTGAAATGCCATCGCCACCAGTTGACACCCTTCATTGCGTGCAGTTGTGGATGAGTACAAGTTTTCTGAACGCGTGGCCCGTTCCGGTACAATGTATTTTATTGTTTTTTTTGCAGATTCTTTCGAATCTGGTTTGACGTTGTCGTTTATGAATGTGAATGTGTGCTTATTGTAGCCTGCGGTAAACGTCATATTGACGTACTCGTAAAGTGGCGTGCGTTTATATATTTCACGAGTATTCACTTTGTCCGACCCCGGCGTTTCGTCGATCATGATGACAACCTTTCCCATAAAATTTGTCAGTTTGATTTTACCCAAGTCTTCTCCGTTGAACGAGTACGAAAACCGGGGGTCCAACAGTTTTGACCCCAGTTTGTCTTTGATTATCGTTGCAATTTTTTCGTATATCATAACGTTTCGACTTTTAACTCGAAGACACAAAAACAAGGGGTCGTTCGAATTTGGACACCCTTCTTCAATCCCTGTTTTTTCGTTTGGTCTATATGAACTGAATGCGTATTTGTTTATCGTGTCAATTGCATCCACAAACGGCACAAAGTTGTACGTTTCTTTCATTGAAAATTCGGGCCTAGACGACGCCGCAACTACCGGGTTGCCGTCCACCGAATATATTTCAAAATCTAAAACGCGTGCGCCTTGACTTATTACACAGCGCAATGCGTCGGTTGAAACGAAATCGGATGCGTAGTCCCCTCCGCAGCAACAGTTGTACGCCGTCATAATGTAATAGTCTCGCAACAAGTAACCGTATCTATCATCGAAGTCATTAATACTGCTAAGCGACTTTTTTTCGGCTGCATAGTACGATTGCATTGTACTGTCATTACGACTTTTTTTACCGTAATTCCAAGCCCATGTATACATGATAATCACTATCACTGCAACAGTTACTGCTAATCCTCCCATATGTGCGACATTCGGTGAAACTTTTACACTACTTATTGCAGTTGCTGCAGCGGGTACGGGTACTTTTGCCATTTATGTATTATGTATTAACTATTGTTTTAGGATTCGATATATTTATGCGTACGCTATATTATATTAACAAAAAAACAAAATAAAATATATTTTAGAAGGGCAATAAGTAATTCATAATCATATTGTTGTTATTTTTTTTTTTGAATGCCGGGCGGATTACTAAACATCATTGCTTACGGCAACCAAAACACCATTCTCAACGGAAACCCGAAAAAGTCGTTCTTTAAAACAACTTATAAAAAATACACAAACTTCGGTCTTCAAAAATTCAGAATTGATTTTGACGGGCAGCGCAAGCTTCGCATGTCGGAAGAATCCAAGTTCACGTTTTACATGCCTCGGTATGCCGAGCTTCTCATGGATACTTATATTTGTGTAACGCTTCCCACCATTTGGAGCCCTATATACCCGCCTAAAACCGAAAAAGATAAGTGGGCGCCATACGAGTTCAAATGGATAAAACACCTGGGAACACACATGATTAAAGACATTACCGTGTCCGTCGGCGGGCAAATTCTACAAAAGTTCTCCGGCAGCTACCTGCTGTCCATGATGCAGCGCGACTATCCCGCCGAAAAGCGCGACTTGTACGACCAAATGACCGGCAACGTGCCCGAACTCAATGACCCGGGCTGTTGTGGCGCGCGCGTCAATCAGTACCCCAACGCGTACTACACGCCCAGCACCCGCGGTGCAGAACCCTCCATTCGTGGTCGAAAAATATACATTCCTATCAACACGTGGTTCACCACCAGCAGCCAAATGGCGTTTCCGCTGGTGTGTTTACAGTACAACACGCTGCAAATCGATGTCACACTTCGTCCCGTGAAAGAGCTCTACGTCATTCGAGACGTCACAGACCCCGATAACGAGTGGCCGTACGTGCAGTCCAACTACACTCTGAACGAGCACCAATTTTACCGGTTTCTGCAAACGCCGCCTGATGTGGAGCTGGGTCCGTCGTCCTACACGGACACGCGAACCGACTGGAACGCGGACGTGCACATGATTGCCACCTACGGCTTTTTATCCGCCGAAGAAACCGCCGCATTCGCCGCAAATGAACAAAAGTATTTGATAAAAGGCATTTATGAGTGGGAATTCAAGGACGTGACGGGAAACACGCGCGTCAAACTGGAAAACACGCTGGGCATGGTTTCCAGCTGGATGTTCTTTTTCCGTCGCAGCGATGCATTTTTGCGCAACGAATGGAGCAACTACACCAACTGGCCGTACGAGTATTTGCCGCACGACATTGAACCGGCGGAGTACGGCTACACCGCCGACCGCCAAGCCACAGAGGGATGGAAGCCATTACAAGTGTCTGCGAATACTGGTCAGCCGCTGACGTCGCGAACGCCGTACACGCTGGGTCCAGGGCGAAACCCGTGCATGGACGAAGCCGGACGACTTGAATCGCACACCAACAGCAACCGTCGTACGGGGTATTATACGACGGGACTGTTTGAGCCCGAGAACCAAAAAGAGATTCTGAACACAATGGGAATTATCTTCAACGGAAAATATCGAGAGAATATTTTCGATGCGGGTATTTACAATTATGTGGAAAAGTATGTGCGCACCAACGGGAACCCGCCGCCTGGATTGTACTGTTACAATTTTTGCTTGAACACTGACCCTACCGAGTTGCAGCCGTCGGGCGCCGTCAATATGAGCAAGTTCACACAAGTTGAACTCGAACTGTCCACCATATACCCGTCGCTAGACCCGAACGCGTCGTTTCACATGATTTGTGACCCTACAACGGGACTGCCTATCGGTGTCAACAAAACCAATTGGCGCATTTACAACTATATGTTTGATTTGGTTCTCATTGAAGAACGGTACAACGTGCTGACCTTCGTGTCAGGAAATTGCGGCCTCATGTATGCCCGGTAGCGTAGTTGCCAGTAATGTGTATTTTCAGTCGAATTCGTATTTCAGGAACCGGTTCACTTACCGCATCGGGACCGTCGAACAGAATGTTATTCTCAACGTAACTTTTGTTAGGGTCCAACAAATTATTATCAAACGCATTATAGTATGCGTCTGCATCCTTGCTGTCGTATCTATTGTATGAACTTTCACCGGTTATTCTAATAAAAGACGGCGACATCGTGCTATATGTGTGTAAGTGCGTAGGATACAGTTTATGAAAAATGGTTGGAACAACGTTTGATAACGGTTCATGAATGTTTCGTATAGTTACGTCATAACATGAATGGGTTGGATGGTCCAAATAAAATGTTACTTTTTTTCGCATGGGCACTTGTTATTGTGTGACATAAATATAAATTTTAAGTCATTTGAAATTTATATTATTATCGGCTTACTCGGCACGTGAACCGGGGTGGGGGTAGCCCTTTTCTTCCATACACACTGCGTTTGCATATGGCAATTGAATCTTCGTATGCGTGTAAATCTCTCGTTTTACTTGTGGCATTTCCTTTGTACAGCGCGTTTACGCATTTACACATTTTATCGTGTAAAATATGTTTTGTTTGTGCGCGAAGCGTTACCAACGGTGCTCCGCGAATCGCTGGTTTTTTATAAAAACGAAGTATTCGTTCACATTTACGACGCGTCAATTGTTGCGGCATACAATTACAATATTCCTAAATTTAAATTATATAAAAACTTATTTTGAAAATTGACAGTTTTTTAATCTTTAATAATATAACAAGGTTTTTAACAAACAAATGCATTCTCAGGTTTCTGGGCACGAGCTGGACATTTCGCGTATTGCGGTGTTCGACATGGACGAAACCCTGGGTTCATTTGCGGATTTCAGTAGGTTCATTTACATTTTGGCGCGAGTTTTGAAGCCTTTTGACACGAATAAAATCATTCAAGAAAACTTCAACGCAATCATGGACCTTTACCCGGAAGTGCTGCGACCAAAAATAATGGATGTTATGCGCTTCCTCGTTGAAATGAAGCGCTTGCACAAGTGCAAACACGTGATGATATACACCAATAATACAGGGCCGCGCGAATGGATTGACGGAATCAAAAATTACTTCAACTACAAGAGCGGATTTCCCATATTTGACCGCGTCATTGGAGCGTTCAAACGTCCCAACGGTGAAGTAGTTGAAGTAAAACGCACCAGTCACAATAAAACGTACAGCGACTTTGTACGGTGCAGTAACCTAGAAGGCGAATTCGAAGTGTTTTTTGTAGACGACCGGGCGCATCCCGGAATGCACACTAAAAATGTCTATGTCATTGAAGTAAAACCGTATGAACGCCAAATACCGCAGTCGGTTTTCATAAAACGGTTCATGTCTAGCCAACTATTTAGGTCGTTGGGGATTCCTAAATCAGCGGCTGCTAAATTAGAAGCGGCAGCTGAAGCGGAAGATGCTGCCGAGAAAAACATGATACTACCGTATACGGATGATGAACGCGAGGTTGATACTGTGGTGGGCGAAACCATACTCGAAAAAATACGCTGGTTTTTTAACCAGCATTCGCATTCGCTAGAACAAGTTTCACTACACCCAAATTATTCAAAAAAAAGTTTACGCAGGGGCGGACACAAAGCAGCCAAACGCACAAAACGACGAACCCGCTAAACTTTGAGCGGTATTGATTTCAATGACTCCATGTTGAATGGACTATTCTTCAGCGGATTTTTTATTTGGCGCAATACGTGAGTATACACGATGGACGTGAACGATGTAGTGAGTAATAAAAAGATGGCTGATGAAAACACGACGTCTGCGTCAAAGTCAGTGAACTCGGAACCTTTCGACCGTGTAAACGGATTGAACCGGATGATTAAAAAGAAGCACACGTAATATTTTAAACTGTTTTGAAGCACTGTCAAGTATTCCGGAATTTTTTCCGAGAGATTCAAGTTGGGAAGTCCACCTAAAATGGCCAGAAGGAGCAAGCCGTACATGACATACGACCCATACAGTATAACATAATATATGGTTTTGTACCAGTCCATTAATGATAGTGATAATTACGAATTGAGTTATTATATATTATGTTATAGTTATTTATTTAGTTGTTTATTTATTTTTACTTGATATTTTTTACTTGGTATTTTTTAATTTTTTACTTTCTTTCATTGATAAACCGTTTCAAAATGGCGGTCCATTCTTTTTTGAGCTTGTCGGGAGGTAGTCTAGAATAACCGCTCAATTCATAAATACCGTCTTCGGTGGTTTCAAGAATAACACTTGACATCGAATCAATAACTTGGTAGTTAGAAAGTATGATGTCGCATATATTGGTTTCAATAAATGTATCACATTCAATTTCCGGAACGGTAGTTATAAAAAAACCGTCCACCATGTCAAGAAACTCCGGTGTCTGTAAAAACTGGTCGTAAATAGATGCGCCGCCAAATATCCAAAGCACGTCCAAATTCAAGTTGTCACGTGCCTTCTCAATAGCATCATGTATACTCGGCGCGGTATGCAAATGCAAGTGGCTATATTCGGAAACTGCGTTCGACTTGGATACCACAATGGTTTCTCGGTTGGGCAACACGCACCCAATGGATTCAAACGTTTTTCGTCCCATTAAAAGTCCATTTTTTAAACCAGGGGCGGTGGTGATTTCTCTCATGAACTTTATATCGTTTTTACACGCCCATGGAATTTTACCATTCCTGGAAATGCCCTGTAAATGTGAATACGCTACAATAACCCAAATTTGCATTCAAGTTTCTGGACTTCACTGAATAAAATATAAAATATATTATAATTATATAAAATATATAATATCGATAATAATGAATTCTTTAGGTTATTCACCTATATCATTTCAATTTGTTTTTCCAGGTTTGACTCTTCTTCCAGTTCAAGCATTTTAACGTGTCGCGTTCGAGAAGCCTTGCGATGGTCGGAAATGTACTGGTACAGTAAAAGACCAGCCGATAACCCAAGAAACACGAGTGATATTCCGATAATGGTGTCAAATGGTTCTTTAAAACACACAAACGAGTATGTCAACTGAATCACGCGCCGCAATAAATCCAGCCCACTTAACAGGATATTTGCAGGAATAGCGCCTTCCTTGCTGCTGTTAAGAATGTATATTTTATTGAACATGTAGAGCTGCAGACCAAACGCGATAAAGAAGTACATGGCGAGAGTACTGACGTTTATTGGCGGCGTGTGCTTTACAGTGTATACCACTGCAAACGGTGCAGCTATCAACAAGTATGTACATTGAAAAATGATTTGAAAGTCAATGGTTTGCATTTGGGTGCCATAGAGTGCCATCGAGTACTCAATAATATTATTGTAAGTGGAATTCAAAAAACATGACACCATTACAATAAACGCATTTTGAATCACGTTTTGACCCACGTTTGACTTGCTGTTGCTGTTGCCGTTGCTGTCGCCGTTGCTGTCGCTATACTTTGAAATGTATTGTGCAGTGGAAATGAGTTGCGCAATCACCAGAGAAACACAACTTGCAACATAAATTCGTGTTACAGGTTTTTTAAGCAAATATTTGAACCACGGAATATTGAAAATAATGAAACCGGACCGCAGAATCGTGTAGTAACTCAGTGTAATCGTGTTCAAAGCAAAAAATACCGTAACGGTTTCAATTGTGTAAAGGATGCCGGTACCTACTGGGTACAGCAATAAATGGCGTTTCTCGCGAGATGCGTACGACTTTATTTTACTCCATGAAAATTTATGGATAAAAAAACAGCTGTAAAATGGTGTGAATACCAGACTTAGTAGCACATTGAACCACTCATTTTTATAATCATACTCCAAGTTTATATATTTCATACAAATCAAATACTCGGTAAGGGTTGCTACAAATAATAAAGAATTTAAAACAAGCAACCAGGCCATGAATAATTTATAATTTAATATATTTTATGCATTACTGTTGAGTTGTTGTATTTTTTTATATCTATACCATTTATATATGTACAATTTTTACATGTTGGGTTTGTTTTTGTACTTGTAAAACATAGTGCACATCATCATGTTAATTAAAATACTTATTATTCCTGATACTTGTAATGAAAGGTCTTGGATAAAGTATCCGTGCACAAACCATAATATACTTGTAGCCAACAACATTCCTAACGAGTACCCGGATAATTCATCTACACGCTTTGTTAAATATGTTTTATACACTTGAGGTGCCATTTGAACACAGTTTATAACAGGTGCTAAAATTGAAACACTTTGCGCAATTACCCCCCCACCCCACTCCGACATTTTATTTCATATAATATAATAAATAATATGAAAAAAATTGATTTTATTTTTAATAAAAAATGAATTCGACTACAACCAACAAAAATCACTAGATTTCCATGCAAGCAGCAAGTCAATACATTTATTCGGCTTTTCCTCGTACCGAGGAACAAGTAAAAGGAATGGATTTATCGTTTATCAAAGACAGTTGGAATGCCGACATGCTGCGTGACGCGATACGCGCGGTTGTTCGTGTTGAACGTTCTCCCGAAATGCAGGCAAAAGAATTCGATGTTTGGAAGTTTATGTCAACGTATGACCCGCCCGAAGGTCGCGGGTTCATGTTTTCCGACCATCCTATCACGAACCATATTATGCGTTCAATGGAAGTTGGGCATTCGGGTTCGTCATATGGTTTTACTATGAGACATCTTCAATACTTTGCCACGCATGGTGGCGTGGAGGGATACAAACGCGAGTACATTAAAAATACGGCATAACAAAATATAAATATGCAAATAAAAATAAAATGTAACAAAATAATAATACGAATTCACAACACTAAAAAAAAATAAGAATGTATTCCAAAAAACGATATTTTTTTAACAAGAGGAGAACCTCCGCACAAGGAGGTTCAACATTTACTCAAAAAGCAAGTAAATTAAAAAGTGTTCTGACTTTTAATTTCATTATAAGCCGCATATCCTATCACAGCCAATATCGCAACAGCTGCTATCACCCCCAGTATAATAATAAACTCACCTCCGCGCTGGTTTCGACGCATTCGTTTACTCTTTTTATTTTTACGCCGCGTGCCGCCTGGACGTTGATTCTGTAATTTCTGTTTATTTAGTTCTCTAAGTCTTCTAGAGTACTCAATTCCGATTTCTCTTTTACTTATCTCTCGCTCACTAAGTTTCTTTTGTGTTCCGTCCACTGAAAGACATGGACTATTTTCAGCTGCAATATATTTGTCCATAAAATGGTCAAGTAACTCATCTAAATTTGCATTTTCAGGTAATAAACCTCTTATAGTATCTTCTGTTATTTCTGGAGGGGGGGCACTTGTTTGAGTTGGTCCTGTTCTTTGTTCTTCATTACGAAGTGTATTAATTGTAGTGGTTATCATTTCACCGACAAAATTTTCAAATGTTTTCATGTATACACAAGTACTTTTGTACTTGTCGTAAAACTGTCCATTTCTCTTTTTAAGCTCCTCAGTAAATTTACGATTCGTCTTAATACTTTCTAAAAAGGTGATGATGGAACGACGGTCTAAGCCTTTTAAATTGTCTATTAATTGTTTAGCATCATCATCGATATTTCCACCACCTCGTATAATACGCCGACGATTTTTGTATGGTCGGCGTTTCGTTATGGGTTTTCTCATTCGTTATTAGTTAAGGATGTATAATATAATATATAATAATAAATAATTTTATTTTTGATAATGCTAAATTATTTCTAAATTGAAGTACAATGTTCAAATCAAGGGTCTGATAAAATGAATAATAAAAAAAATTGATTTAAAGACGCGACACGTATAATGGGTAGAAAGTAGTAGTACAACAACAACAACACCCAAAGCATATATCAATCAACAATGTCGACTTCAAGCCAGAACATTTTGTCTCCAGCTGGATTTAACCCTGCAACCTGCGTCAAATATGCTAAACCCAAAGTGAACTCGTCCGGCGGAAAGAGTATCGGGATTTTGAATGCCAACAGCGGAACGGTGCTCCAGATTTCTTCGCCCATGATGCTCACGTGGGGGGTCAATCAGTTTGTAGATGAGAAAACAGGTAAGATTTCATATGATATGTCGTTACAGTTTCCAGACGAGGACCGATACGATGAGGCCACACGCAAGTTCTTCAACAACATTCGCGACTTTGAACAGAAAATCAAGGAAGACGCAATCGCCAATTCGAAGGAGTGGTTCGGCAAGCCCAAGATGTCGGCCGAGACGACCGATGCACTCTTTACTCCAATGCTCAAGTATCCCAAGGACAAGGTTTCGCTCGAAATCGACTACGGTCGCGCTCCCACCTTCAAAATCAAGCTGCCATGCTGGGAAGGCGTGTGGAAGAACATCGATTTGTACGACATGGACCGTCGTCTCATGTTTCCGGTTCCTACCAATCCATCACTCGCGCCAGGCGACTTCATTCAGAAGGGGTCGCAAATCGCAGTTGGAATTCAGTGCGGTGGCATTTGGTTTGCAGGCGGAAAGTTTGGCGTAACTTGGAACCTGATTCAAGGTATTGTCAAGCCCAAGCTGTCTTATCGCGGAACATGTGGAATTGACTTGCCAGGTGAACCGGCTCCTACGCATGCGCCTGCACCTGCACCCGCACCCGCTCAAGTACAACAACCTGCTGCCCATGATGATGATGATGACCAAGAGGATGATGAGGAAGACCAAACTCCGATTCGGCGCACCGCAAGTCAGCCAGTACACGTTCCTTCTCCTGCTCCCGTTGCAAGTGTAAGTGATGAGCCCGCGTCAAAGAAGAAGATTGTCAGAAAGTTGCCATCCGCTGCTGCCTCAAATTAAAAATAAAAATATCGAACTAAAAACAATTTGCAAAGTGTAATAAACCCAAACTAAAATACAAGAATAATGTAACGTCGAGTGGATAAGCGACGTGATATTATTATTTTTTTATATTTTCATATTGTCCTAATTTTCATTATTAACATAAGTTAAATAATTTAATCAATCATGAATATTCATGCTTTGGACAAAGCTTTAGAAAATGAAGGAAATGCATCCATTATGCAAACTACTCATTCTGAAATAAAGAAAAAGAAAAATGATATTCTTCAAAAGTTACAGCTAAAAGGCAACGTATTAAAAACAATGCATGCTACATTGATTGGCTACAAGTACATTGAAGATATTAGTGATTTACAAATTGGACGATACATTCGATGGATTTCATTAAAGTACCCCGACCGCATTTCATTAACGAATGGGGCGTACGTTTGTAATATCAACATTGATTATGTTCCTGTTTCAAACCCGGATGAATACGAATACGATGATGACAATGACGATGCTGAAGATGAAGATGAAGATGAACTGACATGTAAGTCATGCCTCCGGTGTAAAGTTGTACGCAATGGAAAAGTATTGTTTTTTAATTTGAACTTTGACGAGAATCTTATCTTTCAAAAAATAACCGAACAGGAGTGGATTATATTGGACGCACTAGACTACCTCAAGTCATAAAACAAAACGGCATAAACAAATTTTTTACAATATAAGTATCGTAAAGCTTGTATCGTAAAACTTGTATCGTAACATGTTACCGTCACCGTCACACGCACGCGGCGTCTCTTTTGTACCATATAAAACATTGGTCATTGTGGAATCGCCATCCAAATGTAAAACGATTGAACATATTCTTGGCCCGTCCTATATGTGCGTAGCAACGTGCGGGCATATTCGAGACCTAGCAATACAACCGGACCTATCAAACGTTCCTGACATTTTTTCGTCGGAACGCATACCGTACACGAAATCTTCCAAAAAAATGGCTCATATTCGGTCCATTCAAACGGCGCTTTCCAAATGCAACGGTACCGTCATTCTGGCAACTGATGCAGATAGAGAGGGTGAATCCATCGCTTGGCATGTATGTCAAGTGTTTGGATTATCTGTAGAAACCACCCCGCGTATCGTGTTCAAAGAAATTACACCAGCCGCGATTCGAACTGCATTGGAAACGCCACTAAGAATCAATATGAACCTTGTGCGCGCCCAACAAACCCGTCAAATTCTTGATTTTATTATCGGTTACGGCGTTACACCGCTCCTTTGGACGTGGTTAAAGACCAGCCCACTTCCGCCAGAAAATAAAACAACAAAAATAAAAACAAAAACGAAACTCGTTCAATCGGCGGGACGGTGTCAGAGTCCGGCGCTCCGCATCATGCAAGAAGCATACAATGATATGCACGGTAATCTCGAACTGAAATCCAACAACATTGAGTACAAGTGTGTAGGTTATTTTACCAAGTACAACATCCCATTTACAATGACTACGCGTCTTAAACCCGAAAATGATGTAGATGATTTTTTACACTTTTACACCGACTCGGACAAACGAGTGCAAGTTTCAAACGCTCATCGATTTGACCTTTCGCAGCCTAAACTGGTGTCCTACAAACCACACCCACCGTTAAAATCGACCACGCTACAACAACTCGGCAGCACTTGGTTAGGACTCACTCCAACTGAAACGATGGATGCAGCGCAGCGCTTGTATGAAGCTGGGCATATTACTTACCACAGAACCGACTCCACATGTCTTAGTGCGGAATTCAAAACGGCTGCATATGCGTTTATTGAAACCATTTGGAATGCGTCATATGCTTTGTCGGTGACTGCGGGTTCTTCTACGTCCACATCAACATCCGCGTCCGCGTCAGACCATGCTCATGAAGCAATACGCCCGGTAAACATTCTTGTTACCAAGCTGCTACCTGAACCTGAATCGAATTCCAATAGTTGCTTTGGAAAAACGGAACAAATGCTGTATTCATTGATTTGGACTCGAGCCGTGTCGAGCTGCATGTGTGATGCAACCTATGAAAAGGTAACAGCAACGGTTTCAACTTCAGACAGTTACACGTATACATATAACGCATATCGGCAAAAAATGGCGGGTTGGCGCGCATGTGTTACACGATACAATATAAAGGGGGTAGGGAATACCATTCACCATGATGATGATGATGATGATAACCATGATAGTAATAGTACCGATGACAGTGACGACCCGCAACGCTCGTCGGATTCTGACTATTTTACCTATTTGCATTCAATTGCACTGGGGTCTTCGCTGCCGTACAACAGCATTGAGTGTTATCCGGTTTTAAAAAATGCGTTTGTTCCATACACATATGCAAAATTAATTCATCGTTTGGAAAAAATGGGAATTGGTAGGCCATCGACCTTTGCAAGCATTGTACATACGCTAAAAAAGAGAGAATATATTCGTGAAATTCCGTACGCAGACGACACGCAGACACAAGATACGCCTGTATATCATACATATAAAATAACAACGCACGGAACTATCACACATACACATACGGCATCGTTGAAAAAAAAAACACATTATATCAAAAATCAGATTCAAATCACCCAGCATGGACAAACTGTAGTAAGCGCACTGTTTCCAAAATGTGAATCTGTGTTTGCGTATGATTATACGAGAGAAATGGAGGAAACTTTGGACCGTATTGCGAAAGGCAACACGTACTGGGTTGACGCTTGCAAAAAATGTATGGCACAAGTTGACCAATTGAAACAAGAGTCAGCGTCAACTAGCCGCCCGAACTCAGGTTCAGGTTCCGGTTCAGGTTCCGGTTCAGGTTCCGGTTCAGGTTCCGGACCCGGGATTATACGGCATATAAATGAGTACGCATCGATTCGCGACGGTAAGTTCGGTAGTGCGTACATTTATTTTCGAACCCCTGCAATGAAAAAACCAAAATTTATCGCACTCAAGGGATTCCCATATGATTACATGAAATGCGATGCGGCATTGCTATTGGATTGGATACATACATATTTATAAATGGGTATAAAAACGAATATACAAGTAGTTATGTATTATTTACATTACATATATGCGCGTCGTAGTTGACATTCGAGAACGGGCTTTGTTTGAGGAGCTCAAGTATACTCCTCCCAAAACGTTAACAGAGTATACAATGGAAGCCGCTTCTCGAAAGTGTGGAATACACCTTGATGGTATAGATGACGGGAACAGCGAACCCGTGCTGGAAGTTGATGAACCAAAACACATGGTAGAATCGCCTCCAGAGGCCGTGGTTTGCAAACATGAATCGCATACGCTACTGAAAAAACGGTTGGTTATTGGTGATGTTGCGCTTCGCGGTGAAATCGAAGATGGTGCGGCTGATGGTGACGTCGATGTTATTCTTTTTGAACGGAAAACACTTACAGACCTTGCAGCCAGCATTCGGGACGGCCGCTACAAAGAACAGTCGTTCCGTATGAACCAGTATTGCGAGCTTTCCAATCACAACATTATTTATATTATTGAAGGCGATATGGCAAAGTTTACAAGTAAGGTAGTTGGCTCTAACCCAGTTACCAAAAAAGCGCTTTACAGTGCCATGTTTAGTATGATGTATTTAAAAGGCTTTTCGGTATTCAGAACCGCCAATGTTCGAGAAACGGCTGACCTTATTTTATACTTTGCAGACAAGTATGATGCGATTCCGAAACAAAATCGCGTGCCATTTTATTCAAATAAATGTACGACTGCGTCTACGACGTCCGAGCCTATAACAATAACAAAAGAGGCGGAAGAGTCGTATAGTAGCATTTTCAAACACAAAGAACGGTCTTCTCAAATCACGCCAGACAATATTGGAGAAATTATGATAAGCGCGGTTCCGTTTGTAAGTTCTAAGACGGCAGCAGCCATTATGAGCGAATACAAAACGGTTTCGAGTTTGATTGATGCCATGAAAAAAGACAGAACATGTTTGAATCACATTTGTACCGTTGGTCCATCCGGAAGTCGGAAAATAAGCAAGTTGTGCGTGGACAACTTGTTTAAATATTTAATTTAATTTAAAAAGTAATAATATAAAATAGTAAAACAGTCATAGATAACATAGATAAGATAAGTAATAAGTAATGTTGTCCAACTTGTTAATTATTACGGTCATCCTTATTATTGGATTGATTGGATTTAACATGACCAAGCACTCACTAACCGTACTGGAAGGAATGGTAGATAAGGAAAAAAGCAAAAGTGAAGGCGGCATTGTTGACATTGTCACCATTGCAAAAAAACAGTCGGAAATTACAAAAGCCGCAGTAACAAATTTGAACATAAAAGAACATCGAGCACACTACACCTCCATTCATGATGAACTTGAAAAATGGACGTCTGCAAAAATGGTAGACCAAGTAAAAATATTGTCTCATAAATTGCAGAGTAATGCCGATATGGCAGAGGTTTCAAAAATGGTGAATGAAATTAATGCACTGAAAACATTCAAAAGTGCGCTAGACGACTGTTCAAAATTTATAGACACAAACTGAAATAAAAATACACGTAAAAATAAAATTATATAAATATATGTTATGTATTTGTATTATTTGTATTGCAGTTATATTATGTTTATCATATCAAATTCAAATTCAAATTCATCCAATTCTTTAAACGAACTGTCATCATTTGCGTACAAGTTATATAACTGCAAATTGTGTGCATTTCACACAAACAATAAAAAAGATTTTGAGAAACATTGTCAAACCAACAAACATATACGTCGGTCACAACAAAACGTATCTTCTTCTTCTGCTTCTTCTTCTGCTTCTTCTTCTTCTTCATTACACCCCACTTTGAGTACTACTGATACTACTGATGTCGACTATGATACCCCACCGACATTTACGTACTTGAATATGCCACCAACAACAAAACACCCGCCGTCAAACGATGCGTACTTGTGTTTATGTGGAAAACGATACAAAAACATGCATGGTTTGCGGTATCATAAAAAAAAGTGTAATATTATCACACCTGAACTGGTTATGAATGTTGTAAATGATAACCAAGAGTTGCGCAATGTGATTATGGCCCAAAATAAACTTATTATGGAGCATACGCAAGCGTTTCAACAACAAATCACGGACCTCATTCCTAAGCTGAACAGTGTAAACATGAATCATCAAGTGGTAGCATCGACTACAACCAACAACACTACCATTCATCACACGCATAATACTCAGAACACGTTTAATTTGAACATATTTTTGAATGAAAAATGCAAAGACGCATGGAATATGAGTGATTTCATCGATTCTCTCAAAGTTACAATTGATGACTTGATGGTAACTCGAGAACGCGGTATTGGGGAAAGCATCGGTCGTATTTTGGTACAAGGCTTGAGCACACTTGATGTTTACAAACGCCCCATTCACTGTACGGACTTGAAACGCGACACCATGTATGTGAAAGACAAAGAAGTATGGGAACGCGACGAACAAAACATGAAAATCAAACACGCAATTGACCAATTGACTTACAAACAAATCATTTCGGTGGACGACTGGCGACATACAAAGCCAAACCTGTTATATGATGATAAGTTGCAGACCGAGTATAACACCGTATTATTGAAGGTACTCACCGACCCAGGAGAAAAAGACGCTCGAAAAATAATAAAAAGTATTTCAAAGGAAACTGCTTTAGACAAGGAAAAAGTATTATGATTAAAAATTGACACACATCAACTTATATAAATAATATAATAATATACCGTTATAGAAATAGAAATAAGTATACGTACGTGTCATGCAACGAAACGAACCGCTTGATGATGTTAGTGTTGGAGACACTATCAATTTTTGGATTCATGCATCGGATGAAAATTATACGGGAACCGTTCAAGAAATACTCACCATAAATGGAACAGTAAACATGTTGATTTTGTGTGAGAATGACTACAAACTTATATCTGTTCAAAACATGTATGGAATAACGCTCGTGCAACCAAACACAGTAGAGGTAGAGGTAGACGACCCACCCATGGAAGAAGAAATGGAAGAAGAAATGGGACCCGGCCAAAATGATGAAGACCAATCATCACCTTTGTTACGACGTGCGATTTCAATTATCAAAACCTTATTGCCTCCTCATCCGGAACCTATTATCATATACAACACAGACGAAGAAGATGAACATGAAAAAGATGAAGACATTTCGGTTACATGCCCTATATGCTTGGATTTCATTGATGTGAATCAGAATGCAGCATCCACGAACTGCGGTCACAAGTTTCATTTTAGTTGCATATTAAAAAACATGGCTTCGAACACATCAATGCATAATGCGTGTCCTTTGTGTAGAACGCCTGTAATGGAAGGAATAACAGTTTGTGATGATGAAGATAGCATGCATCAAATGTATCTAAAATTAGCAGACCATAATCAACGGTTGACGGAACAGCTGCAACAGCGACAATTTATTCAACATGCATTGATGCATCAGATAACCATTATTGAAAGACTACAGTCCCGCATACTTGATGCTCAACGGTTGATTGACCAAACTGCCGTTCAAATTATCAATCAATATGCCATTGAAACTCGTCTAGATGAAACGATTTCAGGCCTTGTTGCATCTGCTGCAAATAACAATATTCGAGAAAACTATGACGAATTATATGAATTTTACCATGACGAAATTCGAAACATATGTTTTAATCTTGGAATGAGAATTCTTTGCGGGCCTCGTGATGAACATGTACAAGGTAGCCCAGTTCAGCCACAACACCCCATAATAATTGACTGATGAAACAAATAAAAAATAATAAAAATATTGAATATTTTTATTTTTTGGACATTTTGGACATTTTTGGACATTTTGGACATTTTTGGACATTTTTGGACATTTTTTGGACATTACAAATCATCGCTAGATTCTCCAAGACACGGATTTGGGGTTTTTTTTCAAAAATGCCTTACCATCGATTTTTAAAAAAAATGTTTTTTTTTCCATCATTTTTATACACCCTAGGTTCTCCAAGATACGGATTTGGGGTTTTTTTTTTGAAAACCTTACTGTTTTTTTTTTACAAAAAAAAATACGGGCAGAGCACTTTTTGAGGTACTATTATGAAAAACGCTGCGAAATTCGTATTTTTTTGATTTTTTCGCCACACTGAAAAATATTTTTGTCTCAAGGGAGTTTTTTTGATAATTTTATTAAGTTTTACATGATTCATCGTGTCATTTTATTAAACCGCGAAAATAAAAATATTTTTTTTTGTATTTTTTTGTTTCAGTCACGTTTTTACGTTTTATATAAACTTATTTGTTTGCATGGATGATGCGAAGTTTTTTTACCCGAAAAACGAAATTTTCAAAATACAAAAAAAAAACCCATTTTTGGGGTTTTTTACCCAAAATGTCCATTTTAGGATGCATCTGAATCGATTTTTTGGATTTTTTGAAAAAAGTGCGAAAAAAGTGATTTTCCTAGAAAACGCTCTCATTTTCAAAAAAAAGTTTTTCGATTTGTTACGACAAAAAAAAATTTTTTTTTTCCAAAACTTTTTTGAGGATCTTGATTTTGGACATTTTTTCCGGAAAAAAAATGTCCATTTTTGACTTTCGCAAATACTTTTCTGAAAAATGGATTTTTTTGGATTTTTGGATTTTTGGATTTTTGGATTTTTGGATTTTTGGATTTTTTGATTTTTTTTTTGAAAAAAACATGGATTTACAAAAAAAAATGAAATCAATACAGTTCAATGCAAACACTTATACCTGCCAGTACCGAAACATCAAACGGGTTTCGTGTATTTATTTTCGGAATACCTATCGGGTCCGGACACTTGTATACTTGCGCTTTTTTCGTAACCATCAAATCCGAAGATGGCACGGTTATATTTATTGACTCGTCATTCACGAATGGAATACATACGGTTACTGACCCAGTTTCAAGAAGTTTTTGAACGGCTGTACGCACACTTATGGTGATGTGGTTATTTTCATCAATATACATGTATTCTGGAACGTCACAAATGTTGCACCGGACTACCAAGTCGCATACGTCATCTAGTCGATAGTACATTTCGTTATGCCATAACGGAACCGTAAAATGCTTTGATTCATATTCAAGGTCATATATTTTTTTATGAAACACGTCGCTTAATGACGGATTTAATAAAACAACGTTATCTGACCGCATCTTTTCCGAAACAATTTGAAACATTCGTTCAAGTGACTCGGTTGGCAAGTGAAGTATTTCCGCATATTCATGCATAAACTCATACACAGAAATAGCGGTTGCTTTATCCAAAGTTTTTAAAAGTTTGTCATAGTTGGACGAAATAATGTGAACCAGCGCGGCCTCGATGTCTGATGACGCTATTCCGTTTTTCTCTTTATCAAACATTGACCGAATAAAGAAAATGAACAAGTCATGGTATGATGAACTGAATTGTGATGCGGAAGCAAATGAAGAAGTTGTAGAGGCGTTACACGTTTTAGAGACCAAATATGTGTATGCTTCATTTATTTTTTGAAATCGAGCGGTTGATTCCGGCGAATTTTCATTTTTATCGGGATGGTGTTTGAGAGATTCGACACGGTACGCCTTTGTAATTGTATTTATATCGTGAATGCTACTTTTAGTACTATCAAGGCCTAACAACTGCAAAGCTTCTTTTTTATGCATATTATATTTTATCTCTTTACAAGAGGGTTCCTTTTATTATGTATCACTATTGTGTTGTATGACTGCATGCACTATACACTTGGTTGATTAACATAAACATGTAACATTCTAAATGGTAGATAGGTCGATAATTGTTGTTGAACGTGTGCAAAAAAGAATACGTGTTGGTCATTATGTCGGTTATAACTTTATTACAAACCGGAATGTTATTGTCACGCAAGTAATGAAATAGTTTTACAAGTATGTACCATATACAGTTATGAATATCCAAATCACATATTAGTATGTCATAGAGCGCATCTCTGAAGTCCAACAGCTGTATTGTCTCTGGATTTATAATGTAATTGAATATGCGGACGCAGGTGGTTGTATACGCCAAACGAAACGCGCTGTTGCATTCAAGGTCCCCATTTGGGTCATCTATTGTACGATTCAATTTCAAACTCTTAATGTTTGAGATTTTGGGTAAGTCCGATGCGGTCATTGAATTTATAAAGCTTACTTGTTCGGCGGATAGCGTAGGAGTACATGAACAAATGCACTCTTTGTATTGAGTCAAGCTCGGTCGTTTCATGTGAATGGTTTCACAAGACTGGATAATATTCGTTGTTATAAAACTCAAATGGTTGGTGAGTAATACAAATGATATACGAATTTTTGGATTGTTGCATCGAAAGTAGCTGTAAAACACGTCCAACAATTCGCTGTGAATGTTGTGAAAGTTTTTACACATAATTACTCCAGAAGCATGAGGTCGTGTGGAAACAACGTCTATTATTTGTGAATAAATTTCATTCCATAATATTTTAGAATTGCAACCGAGAATTGCCATATTCACTTCAAAATGAATGTCGCTGACCTTGATATAGATAGGGACGTTTTCATATTTTATCAACATTCGCTTTTCATATTTGAGTTCACTTGGACTATATTTTTTTATTAACATGAGAGACTGCGTGTATTTACCCGTTCCTGGCGGACCATAAAAAATAGTATTGGGTAGATGGGTACACGGATATCGTTCAAATACGGTTTCCAATGACGGGTGCAAATTGTATTTTTTACAAGATTGTATGTATTCGTCAAAGTGTGACTCCAGAAATTTCATTGTCTCTATTCCTATTATTACTAAGTATACGAACTTCATTTTATTTAGATTTAAACATTAAATACATAAATAGTATAATCAAAACCAAAGTAAAATGTCGGGTATAACTACAACTACGGATACGGTGTTTATAATTCCGGATGTTAATGTGGTGCGTTACGATATGTCAAACATATATTTTAAAGAACACTCTTATCGAAAAATGAATACAGTCGTCAACAATGAAACCGACTGTACATACACTCACATAACTTACATAAATAATACAATTATAATGAATGGCTTGACGTTTTTAATTACTTTGAACGGTCCCGATGAACAAATTGACTATGCATTTCGCACAGAGTCAGCCTTGTTAAAATTGTATGCGGATACATATAGAGTTGGCAATAAACGAATGCTTTACTCTATATACGACGACGTTTTAAAAATGATGCGTCATTGTGACGCTTGTAATAAAATAGGGCTGTATATTGTTGGAGTTTGGGAAAATACATTAGAATATGGTTTGGAATATAAGTGGCTGGAGCTTACCCATCCGTTGTAAAGCTGGTTAAAAGCACTTCTATCCAACCCGTCATGACGCCGGTAAATAGCGCACATATAATTGTCAGCCATGCTATCATTATCATATTCGAGGTGTCTTCTTTTTTGCATCGTAGTAACATTTTTGACAACATAAACAGTAGTCCAACCGTGAGTCCAAGTAAAAAAGTGGACCCAATTGAAAAACCTAAGTATGTAGATGGTACTTGATTCGTATTTATTTTTTTCCTAAATGAATACGTTTGTACGATGGTCCAGAGGGTAACGATGAGTACGAATAAAAATGGAATTGAATAAAAAATTACACTCACCGTGTCTCTTGCAGAATCCAATACATTCGACACAAATCGACGCGTCAATATAGATATAATTGTAACCCATAAACAAATTATCCAAAACGCCGACCAACCATAGGTTGCAATGGTTGCGTCTGCTTGTCCGTTAATCTTATTTGAGTTTGTTCCAGTCGGATTGTCGACGGTTGGAATGGATGGGTCAGATTCAACTTTATTAGATTGCACTGCTTGTACGATTATTTTTATAGCCATTGCTAGTCCAATTAAAGCGGTAAAAATGGTAATACTTCCATCAAACTCTGATTTGGAACTGATTTCGGTGGATGACATTTTTTAATACCTTTTTCTATTTTTCTATCTATCTATTTTTTTCTTTTCTTACTTACTATATACTTTCTAAAAATAAAATAAAAAAAAAATAAATGTGATTATTACCTATTCTGATAATATGTGTGATTCAATCTTCAAAGCGCAGAACCCCTTTCTGCATTTCCAGGGTGTTGAAAATGGCGCCATTGATAAAAGCATCTTTCAATGCGGACACGCTCAGTTCAGAATCGCGCAAGTCTGCCATCGATAAACTCGTGTCCGTCATGGTCGCGCCCTTAAATTTGCAGTTTCGCAGGTCGGCTTCTTCAAGCTTGACACCCGTGAGGTTGGCGCCTTCAAAGTTGTTGTATGCCAGGCTGGCGATTGTGCCGTTGGGACTGAATTTCACTTTCTGCAGGTTGGCGTCCTTGAAACTGATGTAGGTAGAGTCTCTGCCGCGATAACCAGCCAACATATTGGGCGGAATCGTCAGCACAACACCCTCACCAAATGACGCGCCCATAAGGTTCGCCTTTTCAAAGGACGCGCCGTTCAGTTTGGTTTCGGCGCCTTCAAATTTCGCATTGGTGAAGCTGGCTTCGCGGAATTTGCTGCCACTGAATAACACGTCGGTCAGAACGCTGTCGTTGAACTGCGCCTTGTCCGCAGAGGACAACTTATTCATGTCTGTCTCCGTGATGCGTGCGCCGTTGAAACGCGCCTCTTTTACACTGGCATTTTCAAAGCCGCAATTCCGAATGGTTGCTCCCGTCAGGTTGGCACCGTCCAGTTTGGCGTTGTGAAACATGATGTTTTCCAGGGTCGCGCCGCTCAAATCGGCACCTCGCAAATCAACATTGACCATGTTTCCACCCATGATTTTGATTCCCTTCATGTTTCGGCCTTTCAGGTCCACATCATCATTAGCTCTCACGTTCTTCAGAGTTGCACCGGGTTGAAAGTCATCTTTGGTCTTTTGCACCAGGCTCTCATCATCTTCGTCTTCGTCTTCGGCTGAATTGGAGTCGTGTCTGGGCGACGCGACCTTGGGTCTGGGCGGTATGTCCCATCCTACCAACTTGTACTTTTTCTTCAGCTTGTCGCTTACAACTTTCTTGAATGCGGCCTCACCTTCTTCCAGCGAAGATGCGCGCACAATCTTGGTGTTTTTACCTGGCAAATCGCCAATTCGGTTCCAAGCTTGAATCAACAAGTATTCACCCGTTGCTGCAACACGGAAAAGGGCCAGGCAGTAATACTTCTGGCTACTAAAGTCATTCGCTTTGATTTCATGTGATTTGTATTCCAAATAAACACCAGCAACTCTGATGCATGTGTAACCAGAATCTTCGGTTGCATATGCGTTTAGTATGAATGCTGCGCGGAATCTTTGGTTTGTTATTGAACTCATCCCTTGAGCTATTCCAGCATCTTGGCCCATTTTTTCCAGCCAACTGAACGCAGGGCCTTCCGATGATTTTTTAATTACCTTTTTGGTTTTGGACTTCGATGCCTTCGGAGACTGCTTCGGAGACTGGGTGGTTTTTTTGGCTGTCTGGATTGGAGACGGCATAAAAAAGGACGCTGGGGATGCGACTGCAGCTGCAGCAGCGCCAGGCTTTCGCCTAACACTGCACTTGCCTGTTTTGCCCCAAACGCAGTCCCCGTCCATATCACATTTTGTTTTGTCTTTAATTGTTGAACACTTGCTCCCACCGAACATATTGCTTAAGATTAAGTTTATACAATTACATTACATTTTTTTTTTATTTTTGAATTTCAGAAATGACGCTCGATTCAAATTCAAACATGTTATTTTTAATAAATTGTACTTCAGATGAAAGAGCCGTTACCATCGAGCATAGCTCTTGAATGGATTTAGTTATTGCATCCAGTTGCATTTGAATTTGCAACTGCATAGGGTTTGGCGATGTATTTGTATTTACACCCACTCCTTGAGTTGATGAAGTCAAAGGTGCCTTTTTAAGTTTATTAAAAATGCTACCAATTTCTAATTCGGTGTCAGTTAAGGGGGGTTCAAATGATACCGTTTTTTTAATTGGATTGTTTGTAGTAGGAGGGGAAGATGGTGGTAATAATGGCTTCTGAGACTGTGGTTTCGATGGGATGTCAAACTGAATAACTTCAAGTTCTCTTTCTCGGGCGGCTAATGCATCTTTTATCAGTTGGTCCATGTTGTCACCAATTGGTGTATCGTCATTTACATTTTTATCGGAAAAGTCGATTTCAGGCGGTTTTTTAAGTACGAGAAACGCGTTCATGTCGTTCTCAAGTACTTTCACTTTTGAAGTAATGTCCTTGATTCTAGCTTCTTGAATATCGGCTGATTTATATAGTGGACCTGAAGCTACGTGAAGTTTGTATTGAGCTACATCTTTAATTACACGTTGAATAACGTCTTTGTTTAAGTTGGACAGTGTTGCTGAAGACGTATTTTGAGCATATGTATTAATTGTAGTGTGTATTGCAGTTTCAAATAACGTTATAATGGGTTGCATGGACGTTTCACTAAGACCCGAAAATACTTGTTCTTCACTTAGTAACGACCATAACAATGCTTTGTTTTCATTGCTGTTTACTTCTTGAATAATTGTTTGCCATGACGAGGAAGCCATTTATTTCAAATTTCAATTCATACTGAAATAGTTTGTGTATTTTTAAATATTTATTTTTCCAATACCAAATAATAATGAATAAAATGAAATTAGAATAAAACCGTTTAAAGATTATATAACTTGTTTATGCAAATAAAGCAAGATATACCCATACCCATAATATGAGCATTGACTCAAGCGCACCTTCTACCCCGTATAGTGGCCGTGTAAAATGGTTTAACAACAAATACGGATACGGTTTTGTTACCGTACTTAAAGCTGACAACAGCAACAGTGCAGCAGTTGTACCTGTAAACACTGATGTATTTGTTCATCACAGTGAAATAAATGTTTCGAGTGACCAATACAGGTATCTGGTTCAAGGCGAATACGTTGCATTTGATGTTGTAAAAACTACAAATGGTAACCACGAATACCAATGTGCAAAAGTGAAGGGCATGTATGGCGGCCAGCTGATTTGCGAAACTCGTCATGAAGCGCGGTCGCAGTACAATAAAACTCAGTCTCAGGATTCAAATATTGAGGCATCGTATCACGAGCATTGTGGAGGAGAAGACGGCGCAAATAACAAATATGGGAATCGTCGATTTGAAAATGTTAGAAGTTCGCAAGATGACCGACCGAGAGGAGGAAGAGGTGGCCGAGGCAGTCGAGGCGGGCGAGGGCGGTTTTAAGATTTTAGGCATTGTACGTAATTGTAACTCTAATTATAGAATATAAAACATAAATATATATTCTATAATTATAACTATAACTATACACATTAACATTTCAAATGGAACAGAAAGCAACCTCGGCGTATGCGAGTAAATTTTCAACAAGTCAGTTAAACTTCAATTTGAATAACTCTCATCAACTTATTCCGAGGGACCAAACCTTTGTTCTCGATAGAAAGTTGATTACGATTCATTCGGAAGACAGAGATATTCGTCAGTGGCCCAACGCCAACATGTTTGAAGTGCAACTGCCAACCACATACACTAGTGTTTCCACTATTCAGTTAGTAGAATGCAACATTACAACCACAACCTTTACGTTTAGCCGGGATTACCAAAATACAAAGTTTTCATTCAAAGTGTTTCCGGAACAGTACACGAATCCCACCGCAATTGAAGATTTGGCATATTACTACATGAACAATGGCCCCCCACCATCTACGGGACGAGGAAATACGTACTATGCTGAAATTTCGGAAGGGTTTTACCGTCCAGAACAACTCGCAAACGAACTTGAGTTTCAAATGAACAGAAGTATTGCAAACTACCTGATTACACGGGATGAGAACGTTGACCCAACAGACCCGACCCCCCCACCCCCCTTGTCCAGTATTTTTCGAACGGTGAGTAAGGATGTATTGTACCCGTATTTCCGCGTAAAGTATGACCCAGTCACCCAACAAATTTGGTTTGCAAACACGCATGATGGGTTTGAACTACTATTTTCAGAACAACAAGATTACGTGGACAATTCTCCCATTGACCCACTGGTTCGAAATGCAAAATGCGACCAGCCACTGGTATGGAACTACGGCATGAACTGGGGACTGCCGTTTTATTTAGGTTTTGCTAAAGCAAAGTATCGAGCCGCACATGCCATTGAAAATGAGCTGCACTTTGGTTCGTTGAGACCCACATTATGGATTTCAGGAGAAACCGCGAGGGGGGGCAAACTGTTTTATGTAAAAGCTCCCAATATTTTGGACATTTACGGAAACACTGCGATATACATGGAAGTCGAAAAAATGAATTCGTGTGATGAAATTGCACCTTATCGCAGCGCCACAAACGGGCTTCGTACGGACTATAACGGTACCGTGAACTCGTACTTTGCCAAAATCCCGTTAACGCTGAATGCGGAAGGCACCGGATTTTCAGCGTCGAACAGTTACATGTACTTGTACAATATTGCGCAGTTCAATCCGGTTGTAGACAAGTTGCGCCGACTTAAAATAACCATGCGGTACCATGACGGCCGGCTGGTGGATTTTAAAGACACTAACTTTAATTTTACCATTTCTCTAGGCCAAATTCACGACGAGATTGCTCGCAACTACGTGTTGCGCATTCCACCTAAATTTTGATAAATGTAACCTATTATAAACTAGAAATCAAAAGTAAAAATAATTTTAAAACGCATAAAATATAGTATTTTTACTTATTTACTTTATGCCAGTTATACTTGAAGTTGTTTTTGGAATTTTAGGGGTAGCCATCGGAGGAACCTGCTATGCAAATCGTAAGAAATAAGAAATAATCCTTTTTTGTATAAAGTATATATATACCAAAAATAAAAAATAACAACCATGAACAATTGTTATTTAGCAGGAACGGTGGGTGTTGGGCTTTTGGGAGCTACATTTTACACAATGACCGCGCAGCCGGTTGCCAACGAGTACCGGTCCAAACTAAAACAAGCATCACTCGACGCGTATGATAGAATTGTAAAAGAGCGCAGCACAATTTACTTTCAAGGCCTTATTTTGGGGTTGGTAGTTTCATACATTGTTTTGTTTCGCGTTTCACCGACGAAGCAAATCACAAATATGTTTTATCGCGTCACACTGTCGCTCGCAATTGTAATCTTAGTGTCATCTGCGTATTATTGCATTTCCCCAAAAAGCGACTACATGTTGAACCATGTTACGAGTGGCGAAGAAGCCAAGGCATGGCTTGAAATGTACCGAACCATGAAACACCGCTATGTTACCGGATTCATTCTAGGGTCCTGTGTTGCAATTCCACTGGTCTATAGTTTTTGTTAACTTTAACTAACTAAACCCTCGGAATTTTTACGCCTAGCACAGACTGAATCTTATTAATGTGGGCAGCATTGTATACGCAGTTACCTCCGCGCTCAATTTCGGAAATAATGGAGACATCCATGTTACACTTTTGAGCCAACTCTTTTTGAGTGAGTTTTTTTTCACATCGCGAAACGCGCACCGCGTCTGAAGTTGCTTTGGCGATGTATTTTGTTTTTTTGGTGTCATCGTCGGCGGCGGAAACGGGTTTGGATATTGCGGCAACCACTGCAGATGCAGAATTTGTAGAATTCGCGGAAGAAGCTGCTGTCGAAGTCGCAGTAGTCGAAGTCGATGACCTCCGTTTGTTCATACTGACTGGAGTCCAATCCTGACAATCCGGCACTTGCGGTTCTGGAGTGCTGTATCTATTTTTTGACATGATATACCAAGGCAAGGTACTATATTATACGTTTATAGTTTTATATGGTTTATGGTTTTTATGTACAATATAAAATAAATAATAAGTAAAAAAATGAAATAAAACAAATAACAAAAGTAGTTGTATATAATTCATATATATTCATCCACACATTAAACTATGGAATCCGACAGTTGTATGGACCAGGACATGTGGGTTGTAAAACGAGATGAGTCTTTGCAGGCGGTGTCCTTTGATAAGATTTTGAACCGTATTAAAAATATTGGCGTACTCGATACGAAAAAATCAAAACTGAATGGCGTGAACTACACGCTACTTGGCATGAAAGTGATTGACCAGTTGCACGACCGTATTCGCACCACCAAAATTGACGAGCTCACCGCTGAGCAGTGCGCAACTATGGCAACCACTCACCCAGATTATTTGACGTTGGCCGGAAGAATCATTGTGTCTAATCACCAAAAACTAACCAGTGCGAACTTCAAACATGTCATACATTTATTGTACAATTACACTGATTCCAACGGAATATGCACGCACTTGGTATCAGATGAAGTGTACCAGTTTGTATGCGAACACGGGGACGCGTTGAATGCTATGATTCAGTATGAACGCGACTTTGAAATCGACTATTTTGGGTTCAAAACCCTTGAACGAGCGTATCTTATGAAAGGGTCGGGCGGTATCATTCTGGAACGTCCGCAGCACATGTGGATGCGGGTAGCATTGGGAATACATGTTCCTAAATCAACGCTGGACGAGTATAGCGACGCATCCAGCCCCGAAAGCGTTCGCGATTGTTTGAACCGAATTCAAGACACGTACTACATGCTGTCCATGAAATATTTTACCCACGCCACGCCCACCTTGTTCAATGCGGGGACTCCACGTTGTCAATTGAGTTCGTGCTATTTGGTGGCGATGGAACAGGACAGCATTGAAGGTATATTCGACACGTTGAAAGAGTGCGCGATTATTTCCAAGTACGCCGGCGGTATTGGGCTGCACGTGCATAATATCCGGTCCACGGGAAGTTTCATTCGTGGCACAGCCGGCGTGTCGAACGGACTTGTACCCATGCTACGCGTGTTCAATAATACAGCCAGGTACATTGACCAGGGCGGAAAACGAAACGGCAGCTTTGCAATTTATCTTGAACCATGGCACCCCGACATTGAAGGCTTTTTGGATATGAAGAAAAACCACGGGGACGAAGAAAGCAAAGCGCGCGACTTGTTTTACGCGCTGTGGATTCCGGATTTGTTCATGCAACGTGTCATGGCAAATGAGTCATGGTGTTTGTTTTGCCCGGATGAATGCCCTGGCTTATACGAATCGCATGGCGAAGCGTTCACGGAACTGTACACGCGATATGAAGCAGCCGGCAAGCAAAAAAAGCGCGTGCAAGCGCGAGACATTTGGTTGAAAGTGCTGGACAGCCAAATGGAAACGGGGACGCCATACTTGCTTTACAAGGATGCTGCAAATGCAAAGTCGAATCAACAAAATTTGGGCACCATTTGCAGCAGCAACTTGTGTGCCGAAATCATTGAGTATTCGGACAAGAATGAAACCGCGGTATGCAACCTGGCCAGCATTGCATTGAACCGGTTTGTATGCTGTCACGGAGACGACGCCGATGGGGGAACCCCCTTCTTTGATTACGAATATTTGCGCAAAGCGGTAGCAACGGTTACGCGGAACTTGAACCGCGTAATTGACATCAACTTTTATCCAACTGCAAAAACCAAAACAAGTAACTTGAAACATCGACCGATTGGTATTGGAGTACAAGGACTTGCCGATGTGTTTTTGATGATGAATGTCGCGTTTTACAGCGAAAAGGCATGTGAATTAAACCGGCTTATTTTCGAAACCATGTATTACGCCGCCCTTGAAACGTCCATGCAACTTGCGCGAGAGCGCTATGAAGAAATGGCACGTACCCATGTTGACGGATTTTTGAACAATTTGCCTGAAATCGCCGGCGCGTATGACAGTTTTGAAGGGTCGCCTTCTTCCAAGGGCATCCTGCAGTTTGACATGTGGAACGTGACTCCAACTCCAGGCCGATACGATTGGGACGGTTTGAAAAAGGACATTTGCCGATACGGTACTCGCAATTCGTTGCTTATTGCGCTTATGCCAACAGCGAGCACGTCGCAGATTTTAGGAAACAATGAATGCTTTGAACCGATTACAAGTAACATTTATACCCGTAGAACACTGGCAGGAGAATTCATCATGGTGAACCGGTATTTGATGGCCGACTTGGTAGCACTTGGTGCGTGGAATGAACAAGTGAAGCAGTCCATTGTGAAAAACAAGGGCAGTGTGCAGCACCTGCACATTCCTGGATTTGATGACCATCTGAAAAACAAGTACCGCACGGTTTGGGAAATTCCGATGAAGCACTTGATAGACATGTCTGTGGATAGAGCTCCATTTGTGTGTCAAAGCCAGAGCTTGAACTTGTGGGTGGAGGACCCTAACTACAACTTGCTGACATCGATGCATTTTTACGCCTGGAAAAAAGGATTAAAAACGGGAATATACTATTTAAGGAGAAAGGCAAAACATCAGGCGCAACAATTTACGGTTGCGGCAGATACGAATACGACTACAAGTTCAAATGTAAATGCAAATGTCGAATGTGAATTGTGCTCGGCATAGACTGGCATAGGTAAAATAAAATATTTTTTTGATTTTTCCTTATGTATGTGTGAATTATTATATTTTAAAATATGTGGTACATTATTTTTACATAATTCTTTAAATATACCTGCTTCAG